AATTTTGCAATCCCCATGACTATATATGGGTTACAGTACCTTAATTTATTCTTAGATATATAAAATAGTTAGCTTAAGCCCAAATCTTAGTTTTAAGCCTGAATTTTAAGTGAGTATTAACTTAAATTTAAGATGATTGTAAGATATGTTTAGATAATTATATTACATTAATATATTAGTGGAATGGTATCATTAAAATAATTACTAATCTCTCTTGATTTTAAGCTATTTTAAAGGTATATCTTGATATACTTACAGTAACAAAATAAAAAGGATTAAGAAATGACATTAAGAGAAACACTTAACACGATATTAGATGGTACGAGAGCATGTTTTAGAGACGATAGAGAAATGTTAGAAACATTTTTAGATGATTATGCAGATAGGAATGAATTGTTAGAGGCACTTATTTATGCAAGTAATATTAACGATATAAAATTGACTGATGATAGTTTAATAGAGTTATACAATGAGTTAATTAGATACGCTAAATTCTTAAAATGTAATGTAGACTTTTTAAAGTTTGAAGATAATTCTACATTTAAAATTGATTACACTTTTGAGAATGCTCAAACGATATTAGAAGATAATCGAAAATATGAGTATATGAACTATGATATAGAGGATTTGAGTGAGGACAATGAGGAATTAATTAAAATAGTCATTGATTACTATACTTATTTAGTAAATGAAGAGTTGATAGAAGATACACTTTTTTAAGTGTATTCTAAGGTATATTTTCATATACTTACAGCAAGACAAAATAAGAGGCTAGAGAGATAGATTATCTCTCTTGATATACAACTAAAAAAAAGGATTAAAACAAATGGTTGAATTTATTAAAAATAATAAAAAGATGTTAGCACTAGCTATTGTATTGATAGGGATTAAATTAATAGCAGACGGGTTAAATAATGAGCCTAAAACGGTTGAGAGTTATATCTCTCTTGATATGCCTATATACAACTAAAAAAGGATTTAAAATGGCATTTATAACAAGTCAAGAAGTTAAAAAAGCTAGAAAAATAGCTAATACGATAAGCCGTGAATATGGCTTCAAGGTATCAACTACAAAGTACAGCTACTGTGGGATTAATGTTAATCTTATGGAAGGTAAAAAAATAACTATTGATGATTTAAACATTAATGGTTATATGCGAAACTTTATAGAATCGCATGGTACGAGTAGTTTTGAAAATATAGAATCGTTTGAAGAATGGTTTAGGCTATACGGCGGGGGAATGGCAGATATCCACCATGAATGGTCACTATATAGCCGTATATCCAATTTAATAGATGAAGGTCAAGGAAGTTTACATCTATTTAAAGATGGTAGTAACATTAAAAATATGGCTAAATTGATTGAGGATAAAATCAAGATAGAATTGAAATATCATAATAAAAATAATAGTATGATTGATTATTATGACGAAAAATTTTATTATGATTTTGAAGTAGGAAAATGGAATAAACCCTACAAAACAATATAAATTTAAGAGGTATTTAAGGTATATCACGGTATACTTACAGTAACAAAATAAGAGGCTAGAGAGATAGATTATCTCTCTTGATATACAACTAAAAAAAAAGGATTGAGAAATGAATAATTTAATTTGCAATAATAGCATGAGTCAAAAGGCAATAAGTAAACTACACAATATTTTAGACAATAAAACAAAGGAAAATTTAAACTGTATATCAGGTAAATTGTTAACACCCTATTTAAAAAGTTTTACAGATATAAGATTGTCTAGTATCATTAATAGTAACACTAAAAAATTAAGTATAGCTATTAATGATAAAGGTTATGTATATATAGCTCCTTTCAATGAGTTGATTATCAAGAAGGGTAAAAATTATACTAGCTATACAGATGCAGGTATAGCCATGGTTGATTTAGGTTACGAAATATTCAATACAAAATAAACAATTTAATACAAAATAAAAAAAGGATTAAGAAATGAGAAATATAAAAAAAGAAATAATAGAAGTAGAATTCAATTTTAGCGGCTTTGAATATAGCCATGACAATATAATAGACACTGTTTTAGAATATAACGGTTTCTCAAGCGATGAAATATTTGAGATTGATTTTACAAGTAAATTCTATAATGAATATACTAAAATTTTACATAACAACATGGAATACTTTATTGTAGATAAATACTTATCAAACAAATCAATAAATGAGTTTATGAATTTTGTAGACTTTACAAATAAAGCTTATGGCGGTACTATTAAGTCTAAAATCAATCTTCATACATTAAGAACATTATATAGTATGATTTTAAAGGATATTGATTTAAAGGCTAAATTTGATGACCTATTAAGAGAATATAGAACATGTGGTGCATATAAATATTGGAATGTAACTAATAAATTACATTTATGGGAGTCTAGCCAACTGGGCTTAATAATAGAAACATTATTGAATGAATTTAACGAGCATGAAGTTATGATAGATAATACAGATAATGTAAATGAACTAATTTATCAATATTGTGATAATTTACCTACAATTTAAGAGGTATTTAAGGTATATTTTCATATACTTACAGCAAGACAAAATAAGAGGCTAGAGAGATAGATTATCTCTCTTAATATATAACTAAAAAAACAAGGATTAAGAAATGAGAAATGTAAAAAAAATAACACGGAAAAGTAGAACTGAAACAATTAAGAGTGTAATAACAATTCTTGAATCTTTTATTAAAGAGAGTGAGAAATATAAAAATAGTTATTTTTGGAATTCTTACTCTAGTGCAAGTGATAGAAGGTCAAACGAGTTTGAAAATTATTTTGAGTGTGAAATTTTAGGAGATAAATTAATTATTAATACAAGTTTAGTAATGAGTTCTAAGAATGTTTATTATAGTAAAGAGTATATTTTAAATAATGAAAACAAAGATTTAAGAATTGTTAAAAAACTTTTACGATCATTGGAAAACATTGTAAATTTAAGAGGTATTTAAGGTATATCACGGTATACTTACAGTAACAAAATAAGAGGCTAGAGAGATAAATTATCTCTCTTGATATACAACTAAAAAAAAAAGGATTAAACGATGAAAAAAGAAAATATAATAAAAATAGAAGAAATAAAAAGCAGTCGATACACAAAAAATGGTAATAGAATGTGGAATATAACAGTTTCTATAGAAGGCATGATCGGTACAATTAATTATAAGAGTATAGATTTTAATTATATCACTCCAAAAGAGGGTGATAAATTTTTAGCAGTTAGAAAAACTACACCAACGGGTAGAAATAAAATCTATATCATAAAAAAACTATAGTTTATTAGAGTGCTAATTTTTTAGCACTCGTATAAGTTATATGAAAAAAGGATTAAGAAATGAAAATTTTTAAAAATGAAACTAAAATGCTATTGAAACAAATAAGCAAATTTACAAGTAATATTGAAAAAAAAGAAGATAAAACGCTCCTAAGCGGCACGGAGCTTGAGGTTATAGCAAACAACACACTTAATATCTCAAAAAACGGTCTAACGATATCGTATTTTAACCATGAAGTTAAAATATATAAAAGTTTCAAGAATAATCATTATAGCAGTTTAGGTGATGCGACAATCACTATTAAATTAACATTTAAAGAATTGAAGGAAATATTGAGCGATAATTTTGAAGTGATTTTAAATAAAGATAGGGATAGTATGATTATAGATACGCCCCGTAAATCATGGCAGATAGAGAGGGTACATTTAAGTTTAAGTGTAAATAGTTTGGTCGATGCAAGTAAGAAAAAATATGATATAGGGAATTTTGATATCAATAAATTGACAATTTCGGCTATAGCTACTAACCATCCAAAACATGAGCTAAACGGCTTATTATTCGATTTAGAAAATAATTGTTTAGTGTCTACTAATACTAAACAATTAGTAAAACAAAAAATTAAAAGTGACTCTAATCAAAAATTCATTATTCCTAAAAAGATGGTTTTTGAAACTATGCGGAATATAGCTTTATATGACGATGATATTATAAGTTTTGATAATGAAGATGTTCATTATCAAAGTAGATTAATTAGAGGTAGTTTCCCTAATTATCAAAGGATTGTACCGAATTATAATAGTGATAGGGGCATAAGTTTCAATCATGAGGATATTAATAAACTAAAACTAAAGAATGAATCGTATGCTATAAAAATAAACGATCGTAAAATATCTTTTATAGAGGATATAGAAAAAATAACCTATCCAAATGAAATAAATAGCATGGAGTCAAAATTAAATATAGAGTGTAATTATACTGGCAATGATTCTATAATTTTGGGGCTTGATGCTACTTTTTTAAAATACGGTATTAAAGATGCTAAAATTTGGATAAATGGAAACAATACACCGTTAATTATATTTAACGATAATATTGAACATATTATCATGCCACTTATCCTAAAACATTCAGAATCGTTAAATTACGAGAAAAACATGACCCAAATTAGTCATGACTGGACATGGAATAAGGAGGTAATTAAAAAAACACTTAAGAGAGTTAATTATAAAAAGCTATATGAAAATAGTATACAAGAGATTGAACTCCTAAAAAATGAGATTGATGCACTAAAAAAAGAGGTTGAATCATGGGAAGATAAATTTAAAGAGTGTAATAAAAACAAGTCTAATAACTTTTTTGAATTATTAGATGAAACTTTAAATAAAGAGGTAGATCAAGAGGTAGATCATGACCTAAAGGAAGATCAAGAGGAAGATCATGACATAAAGGTAGATCATGACCTAAAGGAAGATCATGACCTAAAGGTAGATCATGACCTAAAGGAAGATCAAGAGGAAGATCATGACATAAAGGTAGATCATGACCTAAAGGTAGATCATGACCTAAAGGTAGATCATGACCTAAAGGAAGATCAAGAGGAAGATCATGACATAAAGGTAGATCATGACCTAAAGGAAGATCAAGAGGAAGATCATGACCTAAAGGTAGATCATGACCCGCCATAAAAAAAACAATCCTAAATAGATTAAAAGAGAGTGCAGTTAATACTACATGTAATTAATCTATTTTAATATCAAATTTTGTAGTTTTATTATCTTCAAAATTTGTAGTAACTTCTAAAAAGTTTACACAATTACATGATTTTAGAAGTTCAAATTCTGTGACATAAGCACTTAATATTATAGGTTCTATAGCTTTTTTAACGATATATTTATCATCATCAGTATCTTTATAAAAAGCTTTTATAGAGATAGAACATGGCTTATTGCATTCAACAATAAAATCATCTCCGCAGGTTAGTTTATTATTTAAATGTTTACCAGTGGTGCTAGAATAAGCTTTAACCGTGTATTGAGGTTCAATTACTTCAAGAACGGGCGTGTGGGGCTTAACAGGTTGATAGACAGGCTGAGGTGTGGATACAGTTGTATTAGTGCCTACAGTTACATTAGTCTCTATAGCCTCTATAGTACAACAACTATCACTATTGCTACTACATGCACTAAAAAAGATGATTGAAATTAAAATAAGAGTTTTAAATATCATGCTCAAACTTTAGCTTAAAGATGCTATTAAAAGTTCTTTAGAGCTATAACAATCCTCTATCTTATACATGTTAGCTTGATTAGTTCCCATGTAGCGATCAGTGTCCCCGATTAAATGAGTCACCTCGTTATCTTGATTGATAGATATATCAATTCTCTTAATCTCAAATTGTTTAAACCTCGGTTTAACATGTGCTATATCGTTAATATTACTTCTAGTTTTATTGCAACAATTAACAACATGTACTATATCACCTATCTTATAAACTAAATCAAATAATAAATCGTTATCGGCGTTTAATGGCATTATGAGTCCTTATATTTTTTTCTTAATATAGCACACTTTAATTTTTGCCTTAATGGGAAGGTCAGTCCAATTTTGCCTTAATGGGAAGGTCAGTCCAATTTTGCCTTAATGAGAAGGCTAGTCCAATTTTGCCTTAATGGGAAGGTCAGTCCAATTTTGCCTTAATGAGAAGGCTAGTCCAATTTTGCCTTAATGGGAAGGTCAGTCCAATTTTTGCCTTAATGGGAAGGTCAGTCCAATTTTTGCCTTAATGGGAAGGTCAGTCCAATTTTTGCCTTAATGGGAAGGTCAGTCCAATTTTTGCCTTAATATGAAGAAACGATAAAATGGAATTAAAAAGAGGTTTTAAGAATGTATGATGATTTGATTTCTTGCACTATATGCAACAAGAGTGATAGCAACGATTTGTACCTGCTAAATTTGAACGATGGTGAATATTTGATATCTAACTACTCATCACACTTAATCAGCTTTCCAGAATATATATGTATTGATTGTATTGATGATTTCAACTCCGATATTGATGATATTTTTAGATTCAATGATAGTATGAATCTGTATATAGATATTTAAGGTTAACTTTTCTTTAAGATTGGAAAGATATACTCACTCTTGCAAGTCAATATTTTTCATGATTTTTTGATTTAAAAAGTTGATTTAGTAGTTTGAAGTTTGTCACAAAAAAAACTACTAAATCTTTTGCTTTGCTTGACAAACAAAATTTGTACAAGAGCTTGTATTTTAATATGAATTAATCTTTTAGTGATTAATTATTGCTTGTATTGGTCGTATAAACACTACTAGATCAAACTACATGCAATTTTCAAAAATTAACTCCTTAAGCCCTTTTTACATGCAATTTTTCAAAATTAAGCCCTTAAGCCCCTTTTTTTTTACATGGAATTTTTCAAAATTAAGCCCTTAAGCCCCTTTTTTTTTACATGGAATTTTTCAAAATTAAGCCCTTAAGCCCCTCTTGTCATGCAATTTCCAAAATTAAACCCCTTAAGCCCTCCTATTTAAGTACAGATTAACCTATAATTTAGTATACTTAAGCCCTAAAACGAAAAAGGATAGATAATGAGATTATGTGAAAATTGTGGAACTAATATAGATAAGCACCATGCACTTAGAAAAGTGTGTGATGAATGTCAAGGTGAAAAGAAAAGAGAATTAGCACGACGCTACTGGGCTAAACTAAAAGAGAATCAAAAACCCCTTTATTGCAAGGAGTGTAATACTTTACTTCCAAAAGATGTAAAGCGTAATACTCAACGATGTAGCAACTGTAAAACAAAGAGGATAAACGAGCTATCGAGAGAAGCCTATCACAGAAGGATTAAAGCCCAAAGAGTTAAACCCCGATATTGTATTGATTGTAAAGTAGAATTAGCAAAAGATATGCACTTCAACGCTATTAGATGTGAAGATTGTAGAATTGCAAAACGAAGAGAGTTAGCAAAAGACTTACGATTAATAAAACGAGACAACAAGGTCTCACCACAAAAATATAGAGAATGTAGAGGTGAAAATTGCACTGAAAGTGTAGAGGTAAATAAAAACAGATTTTATTGTGATGAATGTAGACGAAAAAGAGCTAATCAATTAAGTAAAGAATTCTACGAAAGACATGTTAAATCAAAACAACCCCAGTATTTATATTGTGTAGATTGCAAGACACAATTACCAAAAGGTACTCATGTGACTACGCTTAGATGCTATGAGTGTAAAATGGAAAAAAGAAGATTAACTTCTCGTGAATACCATGAGAAAACTAAGGAAACAAAACAAACTAGAACATGTCAAAGTGAAGGCTGTACAAAACAATTCCTAGTGAATAGAAATAGAATTTATTGTGAAGAGTGTGCAATAAAAGAAAAGAAAAGAAAGAACAAAATATACGCTCAAAGGAGTAAGGAATTATACAAGGAAAACAGACGATTAAGAGTCTTGCAAGAGATTGAAGAAGGTAATAATTTTTGCAAATGTGGTACAAAAATACACCCACGAAAAAATAGATGTGCAGAGTGTGCAGGTCAAACTAAAGAAGTTATTAAAAATAGAAAAGTTCCTGCATATACAAATAAAAGCACCATGCCCAAAAAACCAACTTGCAAGATTTGTCCAAGAACAAATTTATTTAGTGATGGATTATGCAAACCGTGCTACTCCAAGCAAATAGAAAAAGATCAAAGCGTTTGGAATGATAGATTTTTGTTACACAAATATAAGAAAATAGCAGATAAAAGCAATCTAACTGTATCTCAAATAGAGCGTTTTATCAAAGATGGAAAGTTAACAATCCCGAACAATCAAAAAGATGTAAATAGTTTTTTTATCAAACTCTCTCAGCTCCAGTGAAGTTTATGAGCATCTAAGATATTTTAGATATCTTAGATGTATTAACTAGGAAAAAAATTAAGGATTTGGGATTGAAAAAGAAACTTTACAAACAATATACTAATCTAAATTTTACCATAATAGAAATTGGTAAAAATAAAAACCCTCTAGCGAAGAGAGATTTAAACGCTAAATCAATAAAATTTGATAAAAATAAAATTTATGGGGCTGTTATACCTGATGGTATTTTTATTATAGATATTGATACAAAAAATGACAAGGTTGGCTTAGAGAGTTTTGAAAGGTTATGTGAAGATATAGAAAACCTTCAAGATATTAGACCTACAATTAAAACAGGTAGCGGTGGTTTACACTACTATTTTAAAACTAATCTACATTTTAGAACTACAAATAAAGAATATCCCGATATAGACTTCTTAACATCTAAAGCAGATAAAAGAGTCCACAATCCTTTCGTAGTAGCAGGTGGACAAAGTTTAGAAAATGGGGATTATACGGTCTTAAATGAGGGTAAATTATACATTAATGATAATTACGATGAACAATTTATGCAAGTATTAGAACAACAAAAAGAGCCTTCTAATGAAGATATTTTAGAAGATGATACCATTTCATTTAACGATATAAAAAAGAACTCTCATGATAAGTTATCTCTTAAAAAAGTTTATCAGTTATTACAATTAGTAGATGGTAGCTCATACGAAAATTGGATGAAAATATGTGCTATTTTAAAAAGAGAAAATAACTCTAAAGAAATGAGAAATTTATTTATAGATTTCTCAAAAAATCAAGATGGGTTTGTTAGCGAAATAGATGTAATTACTAAATGGGATAATATCGGAAATTATCATGGTGATAGTGCAGGTATTGGTAGCTTACTAGAAGAAGCCTTAACCAACAAAACTAATCATATTATTGATGATTTAGAGCGATTAGAAGATGATATTGAACTAGAAGATATTAAAAAAACTTTAACTGATATGCAGGAATACCCGTATATTACCAAGAGTGAACTAGTAGCTAAAATTAGTCATAAAGTTAACATATTAGTTAAAGAAAATAACATACCGTTAGGGCTTAAAGATGTTAGGGAATTTGTAGTTAATTGTACGAAAAAACCTCGACATGTTGCAAAAGAAGAGTATCTCAAGGAAGAAGAAGAGCGAATCGAAGCGGGTGAAGCTCCACGAGATGCTTTTCTAAATGAAATTGTCTATATAGACAAAGAAAAGCAAAGTAAGTATGGCTATAAATATAAAACCTATAATGATATAAGTTTAGAGGCACTTTTATATAAAGAATTCCAAATGCTAAATGACGGTTGGAAAGCAAACAATGGCTTTGGAGATAAAGAAAAAGTTACGCCAAAAAATTGCGTAATTAAAAATTTAATCCCTCTTGCCGATGTATCAGCGTATAATAGTGCTACAAGCGAGAGAATCTTCAAGAACATGCAGGGTAATGATACTTTTAACTTATTTAATCCTCAAACTGTACCTCAAGAGGCAGATAGTATCAGCAAAGAAGGTTTAGAACTTATAAAATTCCTTATTGAACACTATAAAAGACTATACAGTGAAGATGAAGTTAAAACGATGCTAGATTATTGGGCTTACATTGCTCAAAATCCTTCTAAAAGGGTTTCGTGGGTAATGGTAATGCAAGGAAGTCATGGAATTGGTAAAACGCTTATTTGTGAACTTGTAGCAACTCATGTCGTAGGAAGAGCAAACAGTACAATAGTTGACCCTAATCAAGTGACATCTAATTTTAACGATTGGGCATCAGGTAGTAGTTTTTGTGTTATGGACGAGATAAGAGTGGAAGGACAAAGCAGATATTCAGTACTAAACAAACTTAAACCTTTGATTACCAATCAGTATATTTCTTTAAATAGAAAAGGTCAAGTAGGTGTAACAGTTATAAACAATATCACTTATGTAATTGTAACAAATCATAAAGACGCTATACCGTCATCAGCAACTCATAACGATTCAAGAAGATGGTATCGAATGTTCTCTAAAATAGAATCCGATGAGGACTATAAAAAAATGGTTAGAGATTTAGGATATAAAAGTAATAGTGAATATATCAAGCCGATTATTAAACTGTTAAACTCTAAAGCGTATGGATCAGAATTTAAAAAGTGGCTACTTGAAAGAGATGTATCAAAATTTAATCCTAATGAGAGACCTGCAACAATCGAAGCAGATAAAATCAGCGTGGAGTTAGAAATTGAAAAGCACTCTATGAATGTTTCTGTAATTAACTTTATTCAAAAAGCTTATAGCGATGATAGTGTTATTAGTTTAAAAGAGTTGTACGATCGTATAAAAGGAAGTAGTGTTTTAGATAAAGCTAATCCTATTGATTTTGATGATGATGAAACCCCTCGTTATGCCGATATGAGCAAGATATTAAATCGGATTGGATATTTAAAGTCTAAGAGGATTAGTAGGAAATTTGGGAATAAAAGATATCAATTTCAGATTTATACAAAAGATGTGCATTCAAGCAACCTAGAAGTTAAGATTAAAAAGTATGTTAAGAAGTATATTAGACCTTTGTTTGAGAGTGAGAGAGATTAAACTCTCTCTTTTTTTAATCCAGTTGGAGCATAATCTCTAAAATCTCATCAGCATCAAGATCATTAAAAACCAAAATATCGCTTAGTTCTTGTGATTCTAAAACCCACACGCTTTCAAAACTGATTTCACCATTAAAATCTTCATAGGCGATTGCCTCACCATCTATAATCTCAATGTGAATTAATTCACCATCTAAATCTACTAATTTTAACATCTTTTTTTTCCTTTTTTAAGTTATTCAATTTAAGCCGTTTTAATAGCCGACCTATATCAATGTATTACTAAAGGGTAGATCGTTCAAATTTACCCCACTCTATGGCTTTTAAAGCTCATATTTTAGTATTAATCATTACCTCCAAATTCTAACTCTGTAATTTTAACCTTGGTATTCTTAAGTTCTATTTCTACATCTCTCTCGATTGAGCGAATGAATCTAGTTAGTTTTTTCATTGATTTTTCTAAACTGTTTATGTCTGTTAATTCATCGACACTTAATTTTAAATTGTAGCATTTAAACCTCTTGTCAAAATAGACTTTAACTGTGAGCTTGTTAGTATCTTGATACAGCACTACACCTAAGCCTTTAGGTAATTGCAAACTTGCACTTACTAAAGATTTTAAATTAAACTCTATATCTCTGCCCTCACATCTTGCAAAAACCTCATGTTCCATTTCTTCTATTTTTGAATCAACCTCAACTGTTGTAGTTTTTACACTTAATTCTATCTTTCTCATGACTATCTATCCTTTTATTATATTTCAACCCTATTTGGTTGTTAAAAGAGAGTATACACGATAATATCTTTGATATTCCTTAAATATATCCTATTAAGAGTGGCAAAAATGCGTTACTCAGGGTCAAAGCCCTAAATTTGGGGCTTTAAATCAAAATTACTCAGGCAAATGAGTAAAAAAAGGGCTTAGGGTGAGTAATTTGAGCGTTAGGGTGAGTAATCTAAAAAGTGGCAAATCCCTAAATTTAGGGCTTTAAATGAAAAATTACTCACCCTGACAAAATTACTCACCCCTCTCAGAGTTTTTATATATTATTTTTTATTTTTTTTTTCATGTCTTTTATAAAAAAAATAAAATCGCATGTAAAACCTTGGCTAAGGGTGAGTAATCTATATAGGGTGAGTAATTTGATCGTTAAAAGGCTTAATTTAGGGATTTGCTCATCTTCAAAAAAAATTATTTAGGGTGAGTAATATTTAAGAGAGGGTGAGTAATTTGCTCTTCAAATGCCCATATCTTGGTACTTAACTCCACTTTTACAAGATTACTCACCCTGCCTGAGTAACTTTCCCGTTTCTTAAGCTTTTTTATTAATCATTAATATTTATGCTAAAAATTTAACACTTTGATAGAAGTCCGATAATACGGTACTTTAAGGAGCGAATTACTCACCCTAAAACTTATTGCTCACCCACTTTAGAGTTAAGACTCTCTTTATAATTGATTAAATTTACGATTTTTTCTTAATCGTTACTCACCCTACCTAATTACTCACCCACTTTTATAGTGTTTAAGATTCACTAAAGAAAAAGTTACTCACCCTAGCGTGTTACTCACCCACTTTTATAGTGTTTAAGATTCACTAAAGGCGAGTTTGACAAGGTTGAGATATAGTTTTGGTATCTGCTTCGGATAGTCATTGCAAGTGAGTGGGATTTTTGAGTTTTTGTGTAGATATAGTCTTATAAGACTATATCTAAATAGTTATGCGTTTGTCAAGTTTTTATCAAAAATGGCGTTAAAATGGCGGTTTTCGGGGTGTTTTTGAGTAGTTTTTGAGTAGTTTTTGAGTAGTTTTTGAGTAGTTGAGGTTTACAGATTAATTCAATTCTGAGTCGATCTGTAGTTTAGTTTAGTTTTTTTTATCAAAAAAGAATATGGAAATTCCCCATATTCTAAACCTCAACTACCCAAGCACAACCGTGATTAATCCCCGTTCACTCTCATTCCATGAGCTGTTAGGTGTATCCCAGTGTTGGATATCCAAACTACACTCAAGTACAAAAGCTCCCTCAAATTTCTCAACTACTTTGAATGGTGACGCTATTACACCATAGATATCATGCTCACCTGCATAAACTCTGTTAAATTCATCCCCTGCAAGTTCGTGAATCATGTTGAAAAAATAATGATCGTAATCTATTACCTCATCTACATGTTTCATATTAGCTCCATTAATTTTAATTGTTACTTCTCTCATTTTCTAATCCTTATTTTTTTAATTTCAACCTCTTTTGGTTGTTGAAAAGAGTATATAAGAGAATAGCTTAAAAGAATATTAAATATAAGTATATAAGGGTATATTTTTAAGTAGTTTAGCAAGAAGGCTGTTAAGCCCTCTTAGTTTGATTTAATGGAAAGAGCTTTGAGGACTCTTTTAATCTCATCTTCGTTTAAATCTGTTTTAGCTTTCAAATAGCTAAAGAAATTAATATATGAACCATCAAAACAGTAATCTTCAAATAGTGCTTCACAATACACTATTAAATCGCCAATGTAATCAGTATTATTCATTATCTTCACCAACTTTCTTAACTTCAATCATTCCAGATTCACCTAAAAAATCAATAGGTTCACGACACCAATAATTTAATTTGTTTACATCGTTTATGCACAATGTATATCGTATAGAGTCATACATCACTACCATTTGATCTATAGAACTAAGTTTGCCAATCCCTATAGTCTCATTATGTTCCAAGCCCATTAAAGGCTTAAGAATCCCTTCTATCTCCTTTTCTACTTTGTCATCAAATATTACATCGTTACCTTTGAAAATATCCCCGTTGATATCTGTCAATTCATTCAACATATCGCCGAATTGACCCATTCTAAATCTAAATGTAGCGTTTAATGCCATTTGGATAACTCTTAACTGCTCTTCGTTTAAGTGAATTGTATATTTTTTCATCATCTATCCTTCTTTAAAATGTGTAAAAACTCTGTAACCTTGCTATTACCTGCATCTTTTTGACTTTGAAATTTGTCATACTCCCACTCTTTGAAGCTGTAAGTTCCATACTTTGAAAGTATCTCTTTAATCTCACTACTTTTCAAAAGTCCTTCATTGTTGTAACTTAAAAATATGTGTCTAAAGTGAGCTTTTTTAATTAACTCTTCTAGTTCGTTTGCTACTCTTTTTTTATAGCACCAGTTGCTTTTTTGATACTCTCTTAAACCAGTTTTACCTTTTGGTGTGAATCTATCATACTTCGCAATAGTTGTTAAAAGATGATAGTTAGCTCCATATTGTCGAGTGTTGTATGGTGGGTCTAAATATAGTACATCGCCATGTATATTCTCAATCAGTTTGTTACTATCTTCATTAAATATCTTAGGTTCTTTACCTTTGCATTTTACATTTAATCCAACTAAATCAAGTTCTTTCAAAGCAGACGCTTTTAGCTTTTTCAAATATGCTCCAAATACAGAGGCGGTATTTGCTACTTTATCAGCACTTTCAATTAAACTTGCAATTAAATAGTAGTACGAATCCTTATTAATCTCTTTTCGTCTAAAAAGCCTTTCAATCTCTAATCTAATACTATCTATTTTCATAGCGTTTGATTTAGAGAAATAAAGCCTTCCATCGCTCCCACCTTCTCCATAGCTCTCACTAATAAAGCCCTCTACACCTTTAAGATTATTAAGCTTCTTCAAATGCTCTTGCCAACCCAAGGGCTTACAATTTAGTTTGGCTTTTAGTGTAATATACGAGTAGTACTCCATATCATTAGCGATTAAGTTTTTAAATTCACCTTTCATCACTTCACTAATAGCTCCAGTACCTGCAAATAAATCACAAAATACAAGCTTTTGATCGCTACCAACACTATTAAGAATGATATCCTTAATAGTGTTAGCTAGTTTCTTTTTGCTACCTATGTAGTTCATCTACAAACCTTCGTGATTGATAAATCCTCACCATGTTTTTGAATATAAATGTACTTATTTACACTCACTCCTTTAGTATATTCATCGGAAAGACTTTTATCAATCTTGCCAAGGTTGGAGTAAAAGAACACTCCGACAACTAACATGGCTACACTTACTATTACTATTGATGTTTTTTCACTCATTTTAATATTCCCTTACTTCATCTATTTTAATTATATATAGTTCATCATTGTAGTTATGACCTACTTGAAAACTGCCTCGGTTGTACTCTACATTGTCAACTTTTTTATTCAAGTAGTCAACTGTAATAGTCGCTTTGGCGATACTATAAGTATCATCTTTTAAATGAGTTTTCACAATAAAATCTGCATAACCTATTTTTTTATAATTCCAATTAATCCCCTCATAGATAAAATCTGTCAAGGTTATCAAATCACCCTTTTCGATACCTCTTTTTATAAAATCGTTCATTTCAGGTATTTTACTCGTACTACTTTTTAATTTAAACATTGTCTAATCCTTATTTTTTTAATTTCAACCTCTTTTGGTTGATGAAAAGAGTATATACAATAATACCTTAAAAGAATATTAAATATAAGATATTTTAGAGTATATTTTTGTAAACTTCTAAAGTTAGTTAAAATAAGCTAAAACAACAAGGTTTAAATAAATGAAATTAGGCATACCATATATGGGAAGCAAAAGAAAAATAGCGAAAGATGTTTTAGATAAGTGTTTAGAACTAGCTCCAGAGACTAAATATTTTTATGATTTGTTTGGAGGCGGTGGAGCAATCAGCTTTGAAGCACTTCAAAGAGACCAAATTCAAGAAGTATTTTACAATGACTTTAATCCACAAATTGCAACACTTATGCAAGGATTAAAAGATAATGCTACCCCTAAAGGGCTTTATGAAAAATGGATTAGTAGAGAAGAGTACAAAGATAGACGATATGAAAATTCAATCGAAGGTGCAATTATAGCTACTTGTTGGAGTTTTGGAAACAATCCTAAAAAGGGGTATTTGTATTCTAAAGCTCTAACACCTCACAAAAAACTTTTACATGAAGTAGTTGTAAATAAGTCTAAAGAATCTTTACTAAAGTTCAACAAAGAGTTTAATATTAATATCTCTGAATCTGTTTTGAATATTGAACTAGCGAACAATAGACGGCTAAGAATAGGACGAGAAATCAGACAATTAGCAAAAAGTAGATTAGGGGAGCTTCGACATTTAGAGTCTTTAAATAAACTCCAGCATTTAACATCTTTAAATAGACTAAAAGAAATATCTATATTTCCAACTATTACTAACTTAAGTTATGAAGATGTAAAAATCAATACTCCTTCAAATGAAACATTAATTTATCTCGACCCACCATACGCAAACACAACTAAATACACTGATATTATTTGTCATGATGAACTACTTAAATGGATTCAAAAATCGAAGTATAAGATAATAGTAAGTTCTTACGAGTTTGATGGCTTAAAAGAAGTCTACTCTAAAGATGTTAAAACTCCAATGAGCTCCACAAACAACTCAAAACGACAAGAAAAGCTTTTTGTAAACTTCTAAAGTTAGAGAGTGCAATACTCTCTAGCTACTAACTTGTATACTACTCCCATTTAATCCTCTCACACTATTAAAGAAATCCATCATGTCATTATTAACGGCTTTTAGACTAATAACATCTTCTTGTAATTGTTTAAGTTCTTTCACACTCTCTTTATCTACAACTTGTTGAGCGTAAATCTCTCCCCCAAATCTAGCTTTGTACTCTTCTTGTTTTCGTCTAATTTCAACACCGTCCCTTGAAGTCATATTTAACAAGCCTAGATAATCTTGACCATATTTCATCGCAGATTGAGTATCCCCTGCATTGAAGCTTTTCGTATATAATTCTTTAGCATACGATGTTTTTTGTTTAGAGTTCATATAACTATCACTTCCCAAGAAGAAATCGTTTACTTGTGTAACTCTATCTTTCATAGCTTTATAATCTCTATTATTAGCACTTTTTTGCTCATCTGCAATAAGTTTAGAAAGATTTAATTCTTTTAATCTTTCATTCATAGCCTTTTTAACTGCATCTAAATTGTTTTTAATTGCGTCACTCTCTTTATTTGTAGCGTCTGCACTACTCTCTCTAAGTTTTGCCAATTCTCTTTCTGCATCTTTTTGTCTCATAAGTGCTATGTACAGTTCATCTAACTGTTTAATCGTTGTAGCATCTCCATTTGCTACTAATTCATTATAAAAAGCTCCACTTTTATTTCTAATGTTTTCATAAGTTAGATCGCCAAACCTATCATCTTTGCTTTTTGCACTCTCTACTTTTTGTACAGCATCATTTAAATCTATTTGAGCAACTGCAATCTGCCCTGCAAGATCACCTACTCCAAGGGCTTCATGTCTTTTGAAATCTTTTACTACTTGATTGTGAGTCGCTAAAACACTAACAATAACTTCATTAACATCTTGTTGGATACTATCTGCATACTCTTGCCATTTATCTTTGATTAAATTTATATCACTATCTAGCAATCGAGGTGTATCCATATTTTGCCAAACATACCTTAGACCTTCCGCCGTATTAAGTAACATAGATTCTGCTATCATCTCCGTAAGATTAACAAAGCCGTCTTTTGACGCATGAATAAGAGGCTGAGCATAATATCTATATGTGTCTGATATAGATTCATTCATTTGTTCTATAGCATCTTCTAAATTATCAATTTCAAATTGTTTTAGGTCGCTATACATTGTCTTTTTATTTGTAGATTTGAATATGTAAGTTTTCTTACTTCTTTCAAAGTTAGAGATTTTATCTATATTATCTTGTATAGATTTTATAGTGTCAAAATATCCATCTATGAAAATACCCTCTCTTAATATCTCCTTCTTACCTTTTAGACCTCCATAAACACCACCTAGAATAGCACCCGTTAGCGATCCTACTTTTTCACCACCTTTACTATTACCAAACATTGCACCTACAACACTACCTGCAACACTTCCGTAACTTTCACCCTTTTGGGAATACTTAGATGTATTAGTGTTTTTAACTCCAAAAGCTTTTTCTAAATCTCCAAACAATGAGGTTATATCTTTACCATCAATTTTTAAATCTTTGAACGCTTCTAAACCTTTTTTATTACTATCTAATATAGTGCCGATGTCTATAGTTAACTTTTCTGCTAAATCTCCAAGAGTATTAAAGACATTAGAGAATCTGCTATCTATATCCCCAATCATAGTTAACCAAGCTTTATGCTCTTTAGCTCTTCGTTCAAGTTCTTTTTTTGCTAAATCTCTATCTTTTTTTGCTCTATCAAACGCTTCTTTTGCATCATTAAAACCTTTTTTAGCATCGCCGTTGAACCAAACATTATTAAGTTTTCGTTCCTTTCTTTCAATTTTAGCAATCTCTACTGCCCACAATTTAGCTAGTTTGAGTTTGTCCATGCCTTGCTTTCTAAAGTTTTCAAACTTTTCTGCTAATACATATCTATCCCAGTTTAAATCTTTTTTTCTTCTTTTGTCATTTAAAGCATCTACGATAGTGTAAGTATCTAAAGTGTTTTTGAGATAGTAATCGTTAAAAGCTTTTAGCTCTTTAGCTTTTTTATCTGCTTCTTGTTTTAACTCTCTAGCTTTTTTACTAGCTTTTGCTTTAGCTTTTTTATCTTCTTCCTCTTTTAGCTTTTTAGCAACTAAAGCAGACTTGATAACTTTGTCATATTCTGCTTTGTCTAGTCGATGATATCTAGCGTGTTCTTGCGTCAATCTCTTTTTAGTTTTAGTGTACTCTTCATCAAGTTTTGTGAGTAGTTTAGTATTACCTGCATATTTCTTAGTCAACCTATCATGCTCTACCTCTAAAGAGTTTAGAACTGTTTTGAAAGTAGCATCATCTATTTTTGTGTTGATCGTTACATTTTTATAACTACTATCATTCTCTAAAGTTCTATTGTTTAAAGCTGTTCCCTCTAAAGTAGCTTTCATATCTTTTACATTTTTCAAATCTGCTAAAGCTATATTTTTACTAAGTTCAAAAGACTTCCATCGCATAGCATCTTCTGCTAAAAATATCTCTTTTTTCTTTCTTGCTACTTCTTCAAGTTTTTTAATTTCAGCATCAGCAGAATTTGTACTATCAAATTGCATACCATACGATGTAAAAGCTTTCCCACTAAAAATCTGTTTTGCGTAACTAGCTCCTAGTTCAAAACTTCGCTTAAGCTCTAACATTTTTAATTTTATTTTTGTAGACAAGTAATCAAATGAGCCGATTATTCTCTCAACATAATACTTAACAAAATTAACAGTGATTGATAAAGCTTTTCCAAAGTTTTCAATCCCTAAACTTGCTAAGTCCATATATCTATTAATCTTCTCGAGTGTTGAGGTTTCTTCCCCCATATCTACCATGCTATCAACAAATACAGTACCTAAAGCTATCATCGCTAATCTTGTTTTACCATAGAGTGCTAACATTTTTTTAAAGAATTTTAGTAATTTAGACCCTGCTACATACCCCGCTGTAAGTGCGAAAAACTCTGCGATAGTTGTAGTATGTTGAGATATTAGATTATCACTTTCACTAACTGAATTATTTAAATCTTTAAACCACTCCACTAAGCCTGTACCCTCTAAAGCTAACACCATTTCATCAAAAGCGTTACTTATGGTGCTTATAGTTTCTTCAAAAATAGCTTTAGTTGTTATACCTGCCTCATACAAAAAGTTCAAAGCACTACCGATAGAGTCACTCATAGCGTTTGCAATATTTGTGCCTTCAGTGTCCATTAATAGAGTTATAGAATTTAGATTAGTTTTAATAGCATCAAATAGATTTTTAGTACCTTCACCAACCATTGTGGTATATGAATTTTGAAATCTATTTAGTGTACCAGTCATAGATTGTGCAATCTGGTCACCTGCGGGTGCTAATGCTCCAAGCTTTTCAAGTAAATACTCTATAGCCTCATGAGAATTAGCTTTAAAGCTTTGTAGTTTCTTTGAACTTATACCTAATGTTTTTAAATAACTTCCTAACTCTGTACCTTCAAAATCTCCACTAATTAAGTTATCTAATGCACTTTTCATCTCATCAGGAGCAATTTTACCTGTAACACTGGAAATGGAAATCAGTTTCGTTAATTGGAGTATCTCACTATATACTGCTTTACTAGCTCTGGCTTGAGGTAGAATTACTGAAAATATTTTACTTGTTTCTGCGAGAGTAGTCGGCGTTTCGGCATTTAAATCTCGTAAACTTTTAGAAATTTCTAAAATTTCACCTCTAGCTATTCTCCACTTCTCCGCCACAGTAATAGGAATTTTTGTACCATCTTTTTGAAGCTTTAAGTTTTCTGAAGTTGAAGCCACAATACTTTGACTAACAATATTAATATCTTCCATTGTCTTATTAAAATCAACACCTGCCCCAACAGTTTGCATAAAAACAAAGTTTAAACTTTTTAAACCATAATAAATAGTAGATATTTGTCTAATTGCATGGACTAAATTATCGTTCATAATTGAAACTCTACTATTTAATTTATGCTGTTCAATCTTTGCTTTTTTAATTAGTTCAACTTCTTTCAGTCTTGACGCTTGAATACGATTGAAATTATCTGTAATTGCTTTGTTATGAGATTCTCTATCTCTTGCAATAGCGTCATAAGCCCTTTTATTAGCTTTAATTTGTTGAGTAAGTTTAATTTCTTCGGCTTTTAATTCTCTTTCCAAAAGAATTTTATAATCTTTTATCTCTTGATTAAATTGAGCCTTTTTAATCCTATTAGCTTCCCTTGCTATCATCCTCTGATGAGCAACCGTGCTAGTAACTTCACCTTTATCATTTATGATAGGTTTTGTAATAGCAGATATAGGATTATTAATATCTACATTATTTTTCTGATTTTGTAAATTTTTTATTTTTGTTTGTAGTTCTTTAACTTTTGCTATGTCTGAATCAATAGCACCTGATAGTAAACCTCGTTTGTCTGCCTTTAGCAATGATAATGAAGTGTTAATCTTATGAGTATCTTCATTTAGTTTGAGCATTTGAGCGTCTAATTTTTGAATTATAGGGGATACTTCGTCTACCCCTTGAAAGCGTAATCGTAATTGAGCCATGTTTAAACTCCTATTTTTTTTAAATCATTATAATAAAATAGGAGTTTGAGGTGTTAAATCAAAGCCCTCGGATCTTTTCCACCGATTTTTTTAAGATATTTCTCATAGGGGTTTAAATTCCTACTTGCAATTAAAAGACCAGTTTTAGCTATTTGTGTCACTACTTTATTAGCTTTTTCAACATTTGACAACCGCTTTTCTTTATCTTTTGAAGTATCAGCCGTTAAACATGATTTTCTCACCTTTGTTTTAATTCTTCCATCTTTTGTCGGCTTAAAACTATTTTCACTAAAACCTAACTCCTTAACGATGAAAAGCAAGTCTTTATTTGCTTGTAGTAGTTGTTCACTCTCTTTAAATCCAACTCTAATCATCGCTTCCATTTTATCGAAAGCTTTTATATATTCTCGTTGCCACCGATAGGCTTTACTTCCTGTAAAACCAAGTGCCAAAAAAGTAAAAGCCTCTTTATCTAAGAGATATAATTTTTGTTTTTTATTTTGCTTGTTAACATAATATGAAAGCTCAAAATTGAGCCGTCCTATTTCAGCGTCAATATCTTTGTTTTTTTCAATCGACATTTCAATATCTCTAATTACATTCTTATGTTGTTTTTCAAACACTTTTGCAACATCTAAACTTGTTACACTGAAACCATCACTCATCATGCTAAACTCAACTTCTACACCATTAATTGCTACTACTTCATTTTTCATTTTCTCAATCCTTATTTTTATTATTTTTATATTCAATCTGTTAAAAGAAGACTTTTAAAAGTCCTCTAAATCTCTTCTGCTTTTGCTAAAAGCTCTTCAAGATATGCATGAGTAATATATCTCACATATGAACCCTTAATTGCATCTTGCACTCTATCACTTCTATTAATTTCCCAGCCAGTAATTTGCGGAACATTGCACCCAAAAATTATAGCCTTTAGTTCTTCGGCTTCTTTCTTTAGTTCTTCGGCTTCTTCGTTTAACTCTTTTAGATATCTATCTCTCACTTTATTAAAAGCATCTGTCAATAGCCACCATGCGTTCATTGTTTTTACACAAGTATTATCTAACTCTAATAGACTAAAGACATCTTTATCTATTAGATATGATTTTCTCATTTCGCCGTTTTTATCACTATATTTACTTAGTTTAATTACAAAATCAAATGTTTTCGTTACTCTACTATCCATATAATTACTTATTTTTTCAATCTTTTCAATCACATAATCGTGCTCTTTTCCAAGCACTTTTGCAACATCTAAACTACTAACAGTAAATTTACTATCATCTACTAAACTAAACTCAACATCTACACCATTAATTTCTACTAATTCCACTTTTCTCATTTTCTAATCCTTGTTTTTATTTTTATTTTTTCTAATCTATTGAAAGAGGACTCCTAAAAGCCTTCTAAACCTAACCTTGATCCTCTTGCTTAATTTTATTCAACTTATTTTGCGTTTCATTAAAATCTCTTAAGAATTTTCTAACCATTTGAGAAAGTGTTACATCTGCTTTCATTGCATTTTGACGGCTTTCATCTCTTAAACTTCTTGGCATTTTTACAGAGAATATAACATCATTCTCAACTGTTTTTTTATTTTCTTTATACATTTTGTATGTACTCCTTATGTGTTTTGTTGTAGGTGTATAGTAACTAACATATACTTAACATATACTTAAATATATGAGCACTTTTCTTAATCCATTAAAAGAAGACTCCTAAAAGCCCTCTAAACCTCTTTTGCTTCTTCTAAAAACCTATCTAACTTATACGCTGTACTTGTAAGTACCTTAAAGTCTTTACCATCGACTTTTATTCTTTTTAGTTGTATATATCCATGTTGAATATTTACAATTTTACATTTGCCATATCTTTTATGTGAAAAGATTTTACCTTTCACATCTTTCAATTCACATTCAATTAATGCCTTTTGAACACTTATAATTTCACTTTTAATCTTACGAAGTTTGGCTTGAAGCACCGCTTCTTTTGCCTTTAATTCTTCAATTCTTTTCATTTTTTTCGCCTTGCTTTACCTATTAATTTTTTCTCAAATTTCTCAACCTCATTTGCTTCTTCTAAAAACTCTTCAAGAGTTTCATAAGTATTTATACTAAATCTCTCTTTTGTTAAATCTCTAGTTAATTTAACTGTTAAAACCCATTTCCTATTAAGCTCTAAATCGCTTATTTTACAAATACCGTATTTAGGGTGATCGTAAATTTTCCCCTTTAACTCTTTAATTCTTTTCATTTTTTTCGCCTTACTTTACCAATTAATTTTTTCTCAAATTTCTTAACCTCATCTAGTTGTTCATCATTCAAATCATAGATCAGCAAATAGTTATGGTAATCGCTTGTTAGCTCTACCTTGAAGTGTGTTTGTATGTTTTTCTCTATGAACTTGATGAAGCTCACAATCTTGATCGTACTAAGCGTACGGGTTAAATATGTATTCATTTTCTTATCCTTGTTTTAAGTTATGATAGGAGTATACACTATCATAACTTTAAGGGAACTTAAAACGAGTTCCTATAACTTGAAAATTTATCAAGTTGAGGTATTTCTTCTTTACAAATAGGTTCGCCTTCTATTTGCACCCAATCTGCACCATCTCTTTCAAACCATATCTTACTAGTCATAGACACTCTTATATAGTGATATCCACATTTTTCACCCTCTAAGATAAACTTCTTAACATGATAACTATCATATAAGATATAAAAGAGTGCAAATACACCTACAGTGATAATGACTCTTTTAATTAGAGTGTTTATATCTTTTTTGTGTGCTTTTCTACTAGCAATTAAAGACTTATTACACTCTCTAATTTTGTTATGAGCATCATCTTTATCTTTATTTTCATATCGTTTATTTGACCTATTAAAAACATAATCCCCGTTTTTTGTACGCTTTTTAGGCTTACATTCAACATGTGGGTGATGGTGCTTTGGTTTTGGTTTTGGTTTGTGATTGTTATCAGGTTTTTTTATTTTATTATATTTGTTTTTTAATCTCTCCAGTTTTGCAAAAACTCTATTTTTAGTTTCTGCATCAACTTGGTTAGCAGGAAGTGTGCTAATCCATTTTATTAAATCATCAGGGGAAGTAGTTTTATTCTTCCCTCCCATGAATTTTGTGTGAAATAATTCTTGATGATAGTAGCCATTTAGCACTATACAATTATCCAAATCAAACGCCCTATCAGGATAAGTTGATTTATCAAATATGTGATGACTTTGTAGATTCTCCTTAGAACCAGTTAATTCACACACTTGATATTTTTTCTTACACAAGTTGGACCACTCTTGCAAACTGCTAATTACTCCATCGCTACCTTTGTTATCCATGTTTAAGCTTTCGCATATCTTTACTAAAGCGTCTTTTTAGATAATGCTTTCTTTTATTAAGCTCCCTTGACCTATTAGTGCCATTATGTCTAGTTCCATAATTTACTAATAGCGTTTTCATGATGTTTAAATTATAAGCATCATTCCCGTTCCACTCATTTAGAGTCTCCAAGTCAACCACCCATGAGGGTAATTCTTTATCAAATTTATCTAAGAACAAACTAACCCAAATGATAGTCTCATTCTCTCCAAAATTCCAAATTTTTGGTAGTTTAGTCAAGTCTCTGAAGTCATCAGGAATAGCGTAAAAACTATTTACGCCCCCGTTATTGCTACCATTCATTATCATCCCTTTGATAATTATTTAGTACTGCTAAACTATGAGTATGAGCATCTGCATTATCACCATAGATAGCCACATCCCTAACTACTTGCATACTATGCTGTTGAGTATCTAGTACTTTCACAAATGAAAAATATAGCACTGTCATACTAAAAGCAATAATAACTCCAATCATGCTAAACCTTAGATTACTACTACTTTCACTAATCCCCTTAATTTCATCATTACTTCTATAGTTACTAACATCTCTATTTTTTCTATCAATTTCTATAGCTCTAACGATAAGAGTTTCCACATCATTATCATCATATTTAGTTACCTTTTGATTATTATCTAGTTCTATAATGTTTCCCATTTTCAATCCTTTTAACTAGCTTTTGCTAGTAATTTACTTAGTCGATTATCTTCAATCACTTCTTCTTTTAGCATTTCATCTTCAATGTCATGATCCTTATGTAAGAGATAATACCCCTGCATAATGCAAATACCCGTAATAGAACCTCTTTTGTACTTATCTGCAAGTTTTTCACTTTTAAAAAGAGAATCAGAATCTAATCTTAATGTGTATTGTTTCATCACACCTTTTTTTGCTCTTGATAGATATATAGGATTTATTACCAATCTCTCACCATTTAAAAGACTATTACAGCCCATAATAAACAACTCGTTGAGTAATGGATTAAATTGAACCTCTGAACCTTTGATACTGCTTTTTAATTCAGTAACCCATTTCTCCTCTAGCCTTGCACCTATACTAGTAAGCATCGGCTTATTAAAGTTCTTAAGTAGAATCTCTTTCATATTTTCACTAATAGTTGTTTGTAAAGCTTTTTTGTTTGTCATAATTGACTCCTTATTTTTGATATGGAGTTATTATATATGAAGATAGATTAAATACACCTTAAAATAAGTTAGTTTTTGAATATACTTAATCTATATCTTGTGTTAGTTCCATTTTTGTAATAATGCGTTGTTCATATTCTCATTTAACTTCAAAGCTCTCTCATAGTTTTTATTTTGCAATCTGTAAAACTCTTCATTACATCTTAGTTGTTTAACTAAACGCTTTATTTCAATTACATCATCTTCACTTATCTTTCCATTTTCTAGATCAATCTTAAGTTGAGGTACGATATCAAGCGTTACGAGTTCTGGTTGTAAACACATTATCTTAAGATTTTCATTTCCCATTCTCTCACTACATGCACTAAAATTTATAGATAATATGCTCATTAGACTTATCATCACATTTAGTTTTATTACTCTTTTTAATCGCTTCATGTTTATCTCCCCTATTAATATATTGAATAGTTTTATAACTTTTACATTTTTTTGAATCATCGTAAACCTTGTATGCTAATATGATGATAGTTAGAAATATAACTATCATCATTCCACCGTTTATAAATTTGTGAAAACTATCATTTTTCATCAAGTGGCTCTTTTGTAACAGCTCTTATAACACTTGTAATAATTGTATTAGCTAACGCTAAGACTAAACTCGCCTTAGTGGCGTTCTCTTCTCCCACAATTTCCAAAACTAAATCTTTATTGTCAACCAAACCGTAAATCAAAGCAGAAAAGATAACACCCCAAATAATTGTTTTACTTTTGTAACCATTTTTAATAATTGCATCTAACATAGTTACACCTTTGATAAGATTATTTTAGATAAATCTTTAGCCTCTTTACTTCCAAGTCCGTACACTAATTTTAGAATTAGGATCACTATATATTTGTATTTGAACATCGGTATATACTCATTTAAAACTACAATCATAGCATCAACAATTTTTCGATTATCTTCCCCAATATCAAACGGTTCTTTAAAACTTCTCTCATTTCTTGCACCACTTTCAAAAGCTTCTGAAGGAATTTGAACACCACCAACAATTACATCTTTATTATCGCCTTCTTTAACCTCAACGCCACTATTTTCAACTTTGTGACCATAGATAAGCTCATAATCGTTATTGTTAATACCCATCAATATAGATTCTTGTGATAAAACTCCTGCATACAAATCGAACAAAATTACATCACCTTTTTTCCAATTTATTTTAAAAGCCCATTTATTAGCACTTTCAATCTCACAATTTATCTTTTTGTCTAAGTGTAATTGTAACAATCTTGCTTCTAATCTATCTTTTTCATCTTCATCTAAAATATCACCATCAAAAATTGTTGTAACATCTCTTCTTAGTTTAAGACCGATCAAAGATTCAGGCTCTATTGTTGTAAAAGTGTATGGCTCTTCTTTGTTTAATTCTTCTATCTCTTTTTCTACATCTTCATTAAATGCTTTTAAATCTGCATCATTTTCTAAATTATAACTTCGTATCATTATTATCTCCATGCGTTAATCTAAATTTTAATATAGCAAATTTGCTAAAATCAACAAAAAAAGAAGGTTGATTATGAAAATATCAATAGATAAAACTACTTCTGTGATGGTTGAAGGTCATACAGCAGTAGAAGATGTTACTAATACAATGAGTTTTAGTTTTTTTGATGATGCTAATAGAAAATGGAATGATGGAACTATTACTTTGCAAGATAAGCAATTTATGGAGAGTTGGTATATCTATGAACTTACAGAACTTGTAAAAGACTCTTTTAATAGAAATAATGAGTACAAATTATATAATGTTGGAGATTTAGCGACTGCTTATCACAATAATAATATAGCAGTTTATAGAAAAAAGAGTATGACTGATAAGTTTGATAAAGAACAACTATTGCCATGGTTTAGGGTAGAAGAATTTCCAAGCATCCAATCTGTTGAAACCGCAGGAGGTGGCTTACAGATTATAGAAAAAAGTATTGTAGACACTACTATAGAGGGTATTCAAAAAGCTCGAGTTAATTATAAAAATTACGATAAAGATGGACACTTCATCGGAGGAAACAGAGAAGAGGCAATTATCATGCCTTACAACACAAACGATTTAAGTGAAGTAAAGAAATTAACTCCCGATAGTGATGACGGTACTTTAAAAACTATAACTGTAACAGAAATTGAAGGACGATATTATCAACTTCTAAAGAACTATTTATACCCTTTTAATGTTTTAACTGTTGATAATCCAACAGATGACGCTACTAAAAAGCAACAAGCTCAATTTAATTCAGCATGGGAGTTGGCAGTAGATAGTAAAGGTGAGCCTTTAAGACCATACTTCAAAGTCAAAGCAGGTAATAACGCTTCAATATCTGATAAAGATTTACTAACTTACACAACTGGAAACGAGTTGTATATCGCCGCTTATGGTACTTGCTTCAACAAAGTAGCACTACTAAAAACTAAATTTAGTGAAGTGTGTATTGAAGCAAGAGACCAACATGGTAATATAATTCCCGTTAAAGATAAAGCTTGTAGAACACTAGCTGATGAGCAAAAAACAGCTTATGCTCAATTAGTATGTCCAGAATGTGATAAACTCCCAAATTCTCCCGATTGTGCAGAAAATGATGATCGTTACGATATTATTTTTGAATTAGAGAATTACAACGCTACTAATGTTTTGATTCATTTTAAAGATGACGCGTCGATTGGTGGTGTATTTTTAGGTCAAACTTATGATATAAATTGCCTTCTTTGGGGTGTAGAAATTAGACCTATTACAACAACAAGAATTGAAAAAGATGAAAGGACGGGAGCAATATCAAGAGTTGAAGGGATAAGTAAGAGACTAATTAATTTTCCTCTTCATTTCCCTACAGGCTTAACAGATTTACATGCTAGATTCTTTGCAGATCATATATCTGATTTAGTGCTAATTGAAGGAACGCCGATTGACGGAAATAATCCCGATCAAGAGAATTACTTTAACTCTTTAAATCTGTTTTGTTATATTGTTGATGCTCCGATGATTTTAAGTAACAAATCAAGGAGTAGTTTGAATTTGAAGGTTGAAGAGGTTTTGAAGTGGGATTAAGTTTCCCACTTCAGTAAGTGAATAGTGTTTCACTCTGTTTACCAACAGAGTCAGATTTTAGTTAGACTCTTCACTTTCATAGATTTTTTCTACATTTTCAATAAACAGATTTAGCATAGCCGATCTGTTTTTGTTATGTTTTCTACAAAAGTCATCAAATCTTTCAAGATCATCTTTCCCACATCTTAAGCTAATCGCTACTGTAGCTTTATCTTTAGTTGTTATCATTAATTCTTTTAAAGCACTCATTATTTCAACCTTTCTATTTTTATTTTTAATTTATTAAAAGTATTCTTTTAAACCTAATCTTCATAAACCCAAGTTAATTTATCAGTCCTGCCCATGATGGTAAAATAGTCATTAGTAGCATCATTTGTGTGCAGATCACCCATCATTATAAAATCTTCAGCGTCAAGACTATTTTTGAATCCTAAGATTTTAAAATTTCCTTCTTCTTTATCTTCTATATGTACTTCATTATTCACAATAGTTGCTATTACATCATCTTCAAATTGATACATTATTTTAATCCTTCTATTTTTGATTTTATTTGACTTCTTAAGAAAATTATGCTTTCATCGTCACCAAACAAACCCTCTTTTATATCTAGTTCTAATCTATCCCACACTTTTATAGTTTTCTTAAGCACCTTCTCTACATTACGCTTTTCCTTACTGCGAGGTGTTCTGCAATACTCTTTTACTCTTTCAGTTTTTGGATACCCATTTGTTTTAGAGTCCTCCAAATAACCTGCTACTTCTTCGATTGGTGTTAACAATTTTTTAAGATTGGTAGTTTGTGTTCTTAAAAGTTCTTCCATTTTGTTAAAAGCGTCTATGTATGCCCATTGCCAATCGTCTGCTTTTTTGCCAGTGAAGCCAAAGACTATTTTACTGAATACATCTTTATCAAGTTGATAGGCTTTTCTCATTTCACCTTTTTTATCACTATATTTAACCAACGCAATTTTTCGTTGGTTCATTAACTTCTCAAATCTACCAATATTCTCAATTGCTCTAATCACATCAGCATGTCTTTTTCCAAAAACTTTAGCAATGCCCACACTACTAACACTAAACTTACTATCACTTATCATGTTGAACTCAACTTCAACATCATTGATCGCTACTACTTCTGCTTTACTCATTTCGTAAATCCTTATTTTTAATTTCAACCTTCTTTTGGTTGTTGAAAAGAGTATATATAATAATACCTTAAAACAATATTAATTTGTATACAAAAATGAAATATAATGATATACCTACAATCTAGGCATATCAACATTGTCAAAATTCGGTATATCATCGTTAACATACTCCATCTCTCTGATAACCTCCACGCCAAATAATTCCGACTTTTCAATCTTTGCAAGAAACAAACGATTGTCAAATATTCTATTTTTTGTGCATTTAATAAATCTAATATTTTCATCAAACATAACCGCCCCCAACTCATCAACTTTGGGTTTATCATTAGCATCAAGTAGTTTTGCTTTTAAAATAAACAAAATCATGTCTGAATCATATTCGGTATCATTCCCTCCCTTTAAATACAACTCGTTATTTTTTTCATTCTCCTTACTCATCTGATTTATCATATAGATATTAATATCCAACACGCTTGTTAGTTCTTTTAGTACATTACTAATCTTTGAATCTTTTTCAAAAGAACTAGCATTACTAACATTAATTTTCATGTTCGAGTCTATTACGAAATGTTTCACTCCACTTGCGTTTAGATATTTAATCTCGTTTGCAATCTCGGATAACTCTCTACTAGAAGTGTAATAGAGTACATTGTTCTCATTTGCATTAAAAGCATCAATTTTATCAATCACTTGCATATCACTCATCTCGAAATTCATCCAGCTTACTTTTTGATTTAATGAGAAGTTACTTAACATTTTTAGAAGTATTGTTGTCTTTCCTGCTCCTTTTGCTCCTGCTATTTGAATCAAGTTACCAAGAGGAAAGCCTCCAATATCTCCCCTCTTGTGAGCGTCTTTTCCTACAAGTTCCCTATCGAGCGATTTAATCCCCGTTTCAATAGGTACAGGTCTTTTCATTTGATTTACTCTCTCTCTAACAACAGAAAGAGGGATAGATTTGAATCTATTTATATTCTCATTCACAGAATCAATAATCTGAAGTCTTAATTGTAAAAATTCTTTTTCAATCTTACTTCCAACTTCATAATTCTCATTTGCGTATTCTCTTTTAAATTGTACTTCTAACTTTTTTGCTTCTTTTACTTTTTCACTAAATGTCATTTCTTAATCCTTATTTTAATTCTTTTGTGTCAAAAATGCACTCTAATTGATTTTAGGTGCATTTACTTGATTGAACTCTTTTAGCAGTTAAAACCGCTTGTGAGCAACTTTCGTCTCTTTTCTAATTTCAAATAATCGTAATAAATTTTCATCACTTTTGGAGTGAGTGGATTTTGAACTATAATATTCAAATAAACACTTTCTAAAACATGACCTTCTAAACTCTCTTCTAGTTTCAAATTTAAAAGAGACATTGGCAAGTCTTTTGCTATGAACTCATTTATTTTAATTACAAAGCTTTTAAACTCTCTCTCAAAATAATACTCATCTAATAAATCTAACTCTCCAGTTTCGTCAAACAGATAAGCACTTATAATCGCTCTTTGAATGTTTCTTAGCATTATGAGCAACTTAATACATATTTGTTTTCAACTTTTGGAACAGCGGGGGATATATTCTTAGAATGAAACTTATTAAAATCTTTCATGTAATTTATAAATGATTTTGCATAATCACCTTTTTCTAATTGATGAGTAATATATGATTCTTTTAAAAGCTGTTTATTGGTGATAGTATTAAATACTTCTTCCCCTATAAGCTTTACTTTAGATGGTATGTTAACTAAGCTACTTAGTTCGTTAATGAATTTAATAAACTCATCACTATTCTTTTTTTGTTCATCTCTTTTTTGCTGTTTATTATTTGTGTTTATATTTGTGTTTATATTTGAACCTATTAATGATGGTTGTTTTTCTGACGATTGATAGTTATTAATATCACCCTTGATAGTTATTTTTCTAACTATCGACAATTTAGACATCTCACTATCCGTAAAAAGGTATTTTGCTATAAAATCATCTTCAATAGTATACCACTTTGTTTTATTCCATTTTGTTTTATTTAAGTCTGTTCTACTAGATAAAATATTATCATTTTCTAGTTCTCTAACTACTCTTTTTATTGTATTTAATTTCATATAGGGAAACAACTCTAAAAGTGCATCATAAGAATTATATGTATACACTTTACCATCATGAATATTTGAATTGTTAGCCAGATTCTTTGTAATCCAATATGCAAAATTATCTAAAATAATAGCTTTTTCAATAGATTGTAAGTGTGTAGCAATTTCTACACTAAACGAGTGCTTCTTCATTTTCTTAATCCTTGTTTTAAATTAGAAGTGAAGTATATCTATATATATCTTAATCCCCTCTTAACTATATATCTATAATTATGAAAAACTTCTTTGAAAATAAAATGTAAAATTTAATTAATTAAGTAAAGTATAAAAGAACTCTTAAATTACTATATTAATATAATGTATCTTAAGTATACTTTGATATACTTAATTTTACCTCAACTTTAAGTTAGAATTAATTAAGTTAAGTGTAGAATACTCTCAGTTATTTAGTTTAGCATTGTTAAAAAAATCCTTCTAAGTTTCGTGTTAATGCTTTGTGAAAATGAGCATTAACTAGAAATTTAAATTAAAAGGATATTTGATGAAAGTTTACTTCAAAGATATAGAAATCAATCAAGAAGACTGGGAACAACAAAAAACATTATGTAAAAATAAAAGAGATGAACACTCTCTTAATATGTTTGGTTTAGGGTTGTTGATTTTTCTTGTAGGAATGTTTACTTTAGGGTTGTACTTCCCTACCCTCACACAAGGGGGTCTGTAATGAATGGAATATACCCACCCTGTGAAAATTGTAAATCAACTTCTTACACTCTATTAAGTAAGTCTAATGGAGTGGAGATTGTTGAGTGTGACAACTGCTCACAAGAATATAAGGCATACGATACCACTCCCCTACTTCACATAGAAGAGGTGGAAGAAAAAGAGAGTAGTAATACTTATAGTGTAACTACTTCTATAACATTTATAGTCATAGCGTTTTTAGCAATTATCATTGCTGATTTAATCAAATTAACAAATTAAGGATATAAAGATGAAAAATACAATAGTAAAAAGTTTAGTAGCAGGTAGTTTAGTAGTAGGTAGTAGTTTATACGGTTTTACACCCACAAAGATTGATTATATCTTATATGACTACTCTAAAAAAATAGAGTGGTGCAAAAGCCACCCTAATCAATATAGTACGCCAGTTAGTCAAAGAGTGGCAAAGCTAGTAAAGGAAAGAGATCGTAAAATCAAAGCTATAACAGATGCTCAAAGAGCTAAGAAGGTAAGAGTTGAAAAGGCTAGGACAGAAGCAATAGAGCTTATTAAACTAAAGAAGCAAGTCAAAGAATTAACTAAGAAGTTAGCGAAAAATGATGAAATGACTTTATTTGAAACTAATGATAATAATAATACTGGATTAGCAAAGATTGCAAAAATTTGCAATGTAAGTGAAGAGCCTAAGCGAAAAATAGTACATAGAGGTTCTGAATTAATGTGTGTAATGAGTAAGAATAATTTTATAAGATGGGAGTATAACAAGATAGCTACACTTGAAACAGAAAAGGAACAATTAAAATCTAAATTAGCTAAGTGTAAAAAAGGTTCTAATACTACTAGAAGTAATAAGGATAGCGATTTTAGTAATTTCAAAACAACACTTAATAAAAGATTTCTCGACAAAGATTCTAATATTATAGAAGATAGTAATACTACACAAGGGGGCTTATAATGAGTCCTCTATCTCTTGCATGGTGTGTGTTCGGAATTATTGCAAATGCTCTAATGTTTTACGGAAATTGGAAGACAATCACTAGCATAAAAACTAAGCCAAAATCTAAGCGTAAGTTAAAACCAAAATTACACAAAAAGACTAAGCTATGATTAATATTAAAGATAAAGAGGCTTCGCTTAAGCTATATGTAAGCACTACACTTAAGAGCCGTCCTAAATATAAAGAGTACAAAACAAAGGTTAATACTAGCAATAGAATGTATGTGACCATTATGATTGTAAGTATTTTTTTAAGTGCAGTAGGTATATCGGCTATTGCAGAAGCAAATATTGTCATTGCATCACAATATAGAATTTATGTCATGTGGGTAGGTTTATTTGCGGGATTATTTGTGGGATATAACATAACTAGAACTCAACAAGAACTCTTTACATATATAAAAGAGTTAAAATCAAAATGGTATATCTTATCAAGCGATAAGGGTCTGTTATGGTTAGCGAGTATAATTTTAGATATAGCACTTATGACTTACGGAAGTATAGCTACTTATCAAATTAAATTAGACTTGCAATTTAAAGAGCTAAATCTACCCGTCATAGAATCTCAACGAAAAGACGCTTTTAGTAAGAGGGCTTTACTAGATGAATTTATAAAAGATAAAAGAGCTGAAAAGCTTAATTTAGAATCTAATAAATTTGATAGAGAAGGTTTAAAGAAAAGTAGAGAAGCTAAAATATTAGAGTTGAAAAAATCTATAGATGACTGGAGAGCTAAGGAGCTAAAACGAATAAGAAGATTTTGGCATTATGATGGCGGTACAAGTATATATGGTTCTGAAAAAAAAGCTAAAGAAGCATGTACTAGAAAGTATAATCGTAAGATGTTGCAAGTTCCAAAACTAGAATCAAAGTTATTAAAACAAGAAGCTTTAATACTAAAAGATGTCAAGGCTCAAAAGAAAAGTAATGAGGATAAGATTCAAAAGGTTAACGAGGAACTAAGTAAATTGTATGCTCAAAAAGAATCAATTATTATCCCCTCTTTGTCTCCACCTAATCAAAAAGTTTCTAGTAAAAACATAATACAAACTGCACTAGTGGCAATGGCTGTATCTATATTCTTAAGCAATATTCATGCTTGGCATTTAGAAACTATAAGGGTGTTAGATGGTTATGAAGCTCAACAAAGAACCTTTTTAACTAATCAATATATGAGTGATAGAGAGGTGGAAGAGGTAGAAGAGGTAGAAGAGGTTACAGTTATACACCCTATTGAAGAGCAAAATAGCAAAGATGATAGTGAGGAAGAGGCAGAAGAAGTGATAGAGAAGAGAGTGGAAGAAGTGGAGAGAGTAGAGTTAAGTGATGACGAGATTCTATTAAATATAGTGAATAAGCATAAAGGGGATATTAGTTTTAATGACTTAGTCAGTGAGTCAAAACTAAGTCGTCCTACTGTAAAGAGATTCTACAAGCGACAACAAAGTCTTTAGAGGTCTTTTAGAGGTCTCAAAAGATGTCCTAGAGGTCTCAAAAGATGTCCTAGAGGTCTCAAAAGGTCGTAAAGCCCTAAATTTGGGGCTTTGTGGGTTTAAGAAAATTTAAAGTTTTGGGTTTTTTGGGTGTTTAAGTCTAAAAAAATACTTGAAATTTTCTTTTTTTTCTGTTTAAGTCTAAAAAAAATACTTGAAATTATCTTTTTTTCTGTTCAAGAGTCTCAAAAAAGTGATTTAAATTTAAAACAAATTATTAAAAAAGTTTGAGGTTTAGGTGATTTTTTGCATCAGAAGTATTTAATTTTCTAGTCAATCATACTTAAAATACATGTATTTTAAAAAACTTCTATTAAATACCTAAAATAATCATAAATTTAATATCTATTTAAGTCTATGACGATATACTACTCTCATATCTCAAAAAGAGGTATAAAATAAAATATAAAATAAGGATTACAAAATGAGTTTAGGATTAAGTAAGTTAGAGATAGAGCATACGCTCCAAGTGAATGATTTGAGATTTAAGTATACTCTTGAGAAATTAGAGTTAGAAAAAGAGCTTAAAAAATTAGAAATTGAAAAAGAGTTAGAGGAGAAAGAAGTTAAAATTTCAGATATTAAAACGATCAAAAAAGTCACTACTCGAAAAGGGTATACTGCGTCGGCTAATGATGATCTGTTACTTGAAATTTGGAATAAACATGATGGTTCACTTTCATTAGACGAATTAATTAAAATAAGTCATGTAAAAAGAATTCATGTCAGAAAATTCTATTTGAGAATTACAGGAAGGATTTCATGATATCGCATTGTGGTACAAATGAAAAATGAATTAACTACAAACCAAGATAACAAAGAAGGATTACAAATGAAAACTGAATTAAATGCAAACCAAAACAACAAAGAAGGATTACAAGATGCAAAATGAATCAGAAAAATCAATCAGAGAATTTAGTGTAAGTGAAATTAAGTATATGGAGCTTTATGACAATGCGATGAAGGAAAACAAATACTTAACAGCTGAGTTATCTAATAGTAGAGAGTTGGTTAAAACGCTAACTCATAGACTTGCTGATGTTGAAGCAAATCTGGAGTCATGGCGAGATTTGTATTATCAACTGGATAGTGAAATAAAGGAACAAAAAAAATGTGCTAAAGAGCATGGGACATTAGCTGAATGCTACAGAACAGACTTAGAGCATGAGCGTGATCTTAATCTACTTAAAAACGAACGGATAAAAACTCTAAAGAAAACAATAGATTTTTACGAATCAAGAGATACAAACAAATAACAATTTCTAATAACTTCAAGTTACCTTACAATTTGAAGTTATTAGTTTCACTTAAGAAATAAAAGGGAACAAAATGAAAAAAGGATCAGTAATGAAAAATGAAAAAGTAACAATAAAAGGTTTTAAGGCATTTGATAAAGATTTTAAATGTAGAGGTATGCAGTATAAGAGTAACTCAACTTTCAAAGAAGATGTGAAACTGTTAATTTGTGAAGGAGGTTTGCATTTTTGCGAAATGCCGCTAAATGTTTTTAATTATTATAGTTTTGATAGTAGATTTGCGAAAGTTGAAGCTGTAGGAGATATAGAGAAAGAGGGTGACAAAGTGGCGACTAACGAACTAAGAGTTATTGAGGAAATAACTCTTAGTCAAATGTTTAAAGCTCATTTTGACTTAGTGCTAAAAAAAATAAAAACATCTAGTCGAACAACAAATACGACAGAGCATAAAGCACATGTAAGCACATCAGAGCATAATGCTCATGCAAACACAACTGGGAACGGAGCATATGCTAATACGGTAGGCTATAATGCACATGCCAACACGGCGGGGAATGAAGCACATGCTAACACGGTAGGCTATAATGCCCATGCAAGTACAGCAGAGTATAAATCATATGCCAACACGGCGGGAAATTATTCACATGCCAACACATCGGGAAGTGATGCCTATGCAAACACATCAGGTTATAATGCCCATGCAAGTGCATTAGGAAGTGAAGCTTATGCTAATACATCGGGAAATTATTCACATGCCAACACATCGGGAAATGAAGCACATGCTAACACATCAGGGCATAATGCACATGCAAACGCATCAGGAAAATATGCACATGCCAACACGGCGGGAAATTATTCACATGCCAACACATCGGGAAGTGAAGCACATGTCAACACACTCGGAAATTATGCACATGCAAACGCATCAGGAGATTATGCACATGTAAACACGGCGGGAAATTATTCACATGCAAACGCATCAGGAGATTATGCACATGTAAACACGGCGGGAGATTATGCACATGCAAACGCATCAGGAAATTACGCACATGCAAGTGCATCAGGATACAATACTATTTCGGCATCTGTAGGGAGAAATGGTAAAGCAAAATCCGTAAACGGTTGGATTGTCATTGCTGATTGGAGATATGAAGAAGGTAAGTATAATATTAAGCGTATCTATACTGCAAAAGTAGGTGACAAAATACTTGGTGTAAGGATAACCCCTGATACTTGGTACTGGTTTGAAGATAGAAAGCTAAAGAGTGAAAAATGAAAAAATCAAAGATAATTAAAATTCTAAGAGAAGTAATACTTCTTCAAAATGATGAGATTAAAAAATTGAAAGACGAAGTAAAAGCTAAAGAGATGACAATCAAGTTTCTTAATGTTTCAAGAGATGCTTTGTTGAAAGAGTTGTAAGATGAAACTATATATGCAGGGTTTAGAACCCGATAGAATATATCATAATGGCAAGATTTGGATATCTTGTCCAGTTGTAACAGAAGAGCTAGGGCTTCATGAGGGTTACTTCTATGTTGCGAAACATAGATTGAAAAACCTCAATTTTTACAAACCGAAAAAAACTAACTATATCGACCAAGATAGTTATGATGAACTTGAAGCTCAACAAGACATGAGAGTTTGGTTCATCGCAGAATGTAATTTGTTTTTTGATTATTTATGTGAAAGATTTGGCTGGGAGTATGTAAAGAAGAAATTAGGATATAAATATTATCAGTCAACTTTTACGGATAACTTCAACTATTCCCCTGCTATACGAGTTTTTGTGAAATTTAGAATGTTCATAAGAGACTTTGATAAATGGAAAGATGGAGCTTAAAAAAAGAGAGGTTTAAAACCCTCTCTTCTAAAATCAAGGATATTTGATTAGGTGTAATTATATTCAATAATACTTTCAAATAACCTTAAACCTCTTAAGCATTAAGTTCAGTATTCACCATTTCTTTGATTTGGTCTAACAATACTAAAGGCTTAGCTACTTTGTCAATTAGTGCTTGTGGATAATCAGCACTACTTGCTACTGTTGCCTCTAAAACTCTTCTAATGAACGCTATAGAATCATTAAAATTATTAGAAGATTCATTAGGAGTATCAGCACCAAAACCGTAATTTTGAATGAGTGATAAACTAGAAAATCCCGCTACTTCATCAACACCGTTTCTAATATCCTCTAATAATTCTTCTTCTTTTACTGCTAAAGCTATATTCTTGCTAGTATCTAAAGTATAATTCCCCATACCTTCACTAATAAGCTTTAGTGTTTTACCTACATTAATTAAATCTAGTGCTTCATCTTCTTCAATAGATAGATTATTTTGCAATTCTGTTAATGTAAAAGGATTAGGTAGCTCTAATAATGCGATACTCTCCTGCATACTTACGAGTTGTGATTGTTGTGTACTTGTAATAATTCCCATAATTAAAATTCCTTATTTAAATTTCGTTAAATACGATTAGTAACTATAGCAAAAAAGATAAATTTCAATCTTGCTATAGTTTGTTTTTTTAGTCGTCGATTAGATTTCTGTATTCTAAATCGTAAAGTTCTTTCATTTTAGCAGAACTTAAAATAACACCAACACTTTTATTTGCTACAAAAACTCGCAAGTTAGAAAATATCATTGCCCCACCATAATGACCTCTCGCTCCATTAGCCGAATCCCATTTACCAATAAAGGGTTTATTATGTTTTAGTGTTCTGATTTTATTACCATTTAAAGTTAATGTAGTATTTAAAGTATTAGAATCATGTATAACTCCAACATGTAACCACTTATTTATTTGATTAACTCTTTTATATTTGCTATCTAATGTAAAGTTTACATCAGACAACCAAAAAGCAACTGTAAAAACATCGTTTCTTCTATATCCTACATGTAGCGTTTCTTGACTAACACCGTTTCCATCATGGTAAGTTCCTAACATGTAGCTACTTGCATCATTCGCTTTTTTTTCTGTTAATTTAATCCAAAATGAAAAAGCAAAAGATTTATCATTTAAATCTATATCGTTAACAGTTGATAATCTTGTTACTTCTGCACTTGCAAAACTTTTATTATTTACACCTCCTCCTAAAGAGTAAGTATCCTTATCGCCGTAAGAGTGTAGTCTCATTCTAAAGTCTGCTACCCCTGTTCCTTTTCGCCGAGGCAGGAAACTATCGAAAAGATAGCATTCTGTATTTGTGGATCCATGAAAATCAAAAGGATCAACTTCAGCAGATTTATTAACAATTTTTTCCGTTTGATTTGGAGGGAGACTTGTAACAAATAGCCAATTTACACCATCCGATTTATAAATACCCTTATTAAACAAACCTAAATTTTTAGTTAAAATAAAATAATCATTTTTATGACCTTTAGCACTAGGAAAAGTATCAGTATGACCTATAATAACGCCATCTTTCATAGGTTTTTCAATAACTGTCATTTCTTTATTATCATCAATCATATATACGAATTTAGATGGATCATCTTTATTATTTGTACCAGTATAGTAAAGTAAGACTCCTTTAATATCACCTATTGTATCTTTTACCTCTTGTTTTGTAGGAGCCTGAGGATTAGTTGGATTTAAAATACCTAACGGTAAAAACATTCGATTGTATCCTGATACTGAAGTAGTTGCACTACCGCCAGTAAGCTCTATAATCTCACCTAGCTTATTTGAATGAATGATATAAGATGAGTCTATAATTGTATCACTAGCCGAAGTTATAACACCACCCAAACATATAGTATCATTTTCTATGACAGCAGGTGTTAATCTAGTCTCAAAGCGATAATTATTTAAAGCTTCTTCTTTTGTGCTATAAACTTTTTGTCCTATTAATTGATATAGTTTCTTAGTTTTGTAATTTAAATAAAATGTTGAAAAAGTACAAGCATTAGCACTTAATGTTTCATTTCTACCACTATTATCCCAATCTTCTACATTAATGATATCTGTACTATCTGTAACTATTCCTGCTTGATTAATTACTGTAAATAGGGCATTATCTTTACCATGTATGATCGTACTCATTATTCGATTTTCACCTCTAATGAACGCATACACTGTACCTATATCAAAATTTATTTTCTTGTCTGTACTAGCAGTTAAACGGAAACCTTTTTTTATAGCTCCAAGTCCAGTAAAATGATCGGCTATATTGTTAGTGATTGCATATCCCCAATCATTGGTAGGTTCGATAAGATGAGAATTTGTTGAAGGGTCTAATGAACTAGTAGTTGCTTCCATTAAATCACCAAAATCGGAAATAGCATAGCGTTTTTTCCCCATGCCATTCCCGTAATGCTCATAATTATCGTCTACTGTAGCTATTACATGCTCGTCTCTTGTTAGGAAATTATATTGAGCTATCCAAGCTAGGTTTTTACCCATTCCAATATATACACCCGCTCTTCTAGCTCCATCTTGTTCTCTTACAAAAGCTAACTTATTTTTAAATTCTCCCGAGGTGTCATTTGGTAAATCGCCATATTTATCGAAAAATCCAATACATTGATCTTCTCCAACACTTGTGACTTCTCCTGCATCATTCAAAACATACAATTTGTCATTGTATTTTATAACTGTAATACCATTTTTGAAGTTAGCGGGAGTTGGTTCAGTAGTTAAAGTGCTAATTTCGTTAAAATCTTTTTTTTCAGCATCACTGATACCGCTACCACTACTACCACTACCGCCACTACCGCCAGTATTTCCATATCGTCCAAACATATCATGAACTCCTTATAGTAAATTTTTAATATTTTACTATAAAGGGCGATTTAGTGCTTTTGTTATGCCGTTGGAGTTGGAGGATTACCTACATCTAAAACGGCGTGAATCGAACCACTAGGTATAGATATTTCCTTATAGTTATAGATAGTTAATTTATCACTTGCGGGGCATTTAACAACTCCTACACTACCCACATGAAACCATGACGAGTCATCATCGTTCCTAAAATAAGTTTTTCTAAGATATCTATAATCTATTTGTAGTTCACCTTTTGTGAATTGTACTAAAGCTTCAATAGGGTCTATTTTAAACACATGAAAACTCCCATCAGCTAGTTTTGGCTCATAAATATAAAATATTCGTCCTTCAGTGTGTCCATCCCCCGTCTCATAAACGCCATTTGCTTTGTCTGTAGCGTCTTTACTCCAATAACCTCTTTGAGGGAAAGGAGTATCTAAACCATTCCATAAATCAAAATAGGGGTCTGTAGCAGGGTCTTTAGATGTTAGCAATACTCTAAATTTATTTGTAGTGGTTGTTCCACCACCTTCATAGGTTTTATAATATCCTCCAAATTGAACATGTTTACCACTATTTGCATAAGAAGTCCATTGAATTACAAGATTTTCAGTAAGACTACTATCTATAACACCCCCATCATGGGTTAACATTCCACAACCCTGATTTTCTCTAAAAAAGTAAGTTCGATTATCATACTCTCTATTGGATGCGTCCTCTCCAATACAACTAGTTGTGTGACCAGTTTCATCACCTAATCCGAGACCAAAAACGCCATCATTTTCACATGAAGATACTTTATTAACAGTTATCATACCCGTTTTAATGGTGCTTGTTTTACCTTTACTATCTCTACACTTGTAAGCAAAATTATCTGAACCATCATACCCTTTGGTAGGCGTATATTTAAAAGTTCCTGCACTTTCACTAACTGGAGTAATTACGCCATGTAAAGGTTCGGTAGTAATAGTAACGGTAGTATCATCGCCATCTGCATCTGTACAAGTTAAAGTAAATGCGTTATCTTTAGTGTCTTGATCGACAACAATAGTACCATGGTCATTTGCTACTGGAGCCTTATTTAATGGTTCGCAATTTAAATCTATAGTTGTAGAGGTTCCATCCTCTTTAGTTATTTTTAGTTGACACTTGTCTGCAACATTCTCTATCGTCTTTACATTCTTTTTTACTCTAGCATCTATTTTGTCTTGTTCATCTTTTAAAACTTTTCCTTGATTAGCACTTAATGCCGAAGTAGTTGAAGTACTAGTAAGATTATTTACTATAGTTGTTGAACTACCTCCAGCTTTTAACTTCACCCATTTACTATCACTTTTATCCCATATATAACGCTCTACATCTGTACCGTTTGTATCTACATCGGCGTAATCACCTTCACTATTACCCGTGGTTGGTAGATCGCTTTCTGCTCCATACATTCCCCTAAAGTGCGTTTCATCTAAATTTAAAGTGTAATTAGTTCCATCTACTAAAGTAACTTTTACATCACTACTCCCCGCTACTACTTCAAGCTTCTTGATTAAAGTATCTTGAACATCTTTTAAAGTCTTTCCTTGTTTAGCACTTAATGCTTTGTCTGTATCACTAGAAGTAAGATTGTCTACAACTTCAACCTTTGGTAATGTAACTGTTGTATCGGCTGAACCGTCCGTATAACTGATAGTTAGTGTGCTATCTTTCAAAGTTAAATCCTTAACAGCCTTTCCACTACTTCCGCCACTTTTACAACAGTCAGTTAAAGTAATCTTGCTTCCATCATCATATTCAACAATAATATCATCGCCGCTTTTAGTCACGCTTTTTACCATGTTTTTCTCCTTATCAAGTTTTTACAGCAGGGTTACCAAGGTTAACATGTGTCCATGTACCGCTAGATAATTTAATTTCACTTTGTCCATCATACGAGCCCGTGTCATTATCTGCACATTGATATAGTATTACACCTTCCACATGATTCCAACAATCATCATCACCCCAATTTTCCATAAATACTTGATCTAATGATAAAATTTTATCATCAGTGTCTGGGAAATATTCTCTAAATACAGCTTCAATATCCAATTTAAACGCATGAAAATCCCCATCTGCTAGTTCAGGGGCATGTGTTGTAGAGTATATATATCTCCCCCAGCTACTCTCCCAGATACCATTTTCTTTGTCACTTACACTATCTGAGAAAAACCCTCGTTGTTGTCTTGAGTAGCTATTATCTGCCCACACATCTAGTTTACTTGAAGTGATAGGGATAGAAGTTAATCCTATATGAATATCTTGTGTCGTGCCATCTACAATACAAGAACATCTACACTCTAACTTAATAGTCTTACCACTGTTACCATAACTAATCCATTGAATAACTCTTAAATCAGACCCCATATCTGAACCGTCTACAGATAAGTAGTTTTTACCATTATCTTGTCTAAATAGATAATTATTATTACTATATTCCCTAATGCTTAACTGTTCCCCGCTAATATGAGTAACACCTGCTAAACTCTCCCCATCTGCTATCTCTAGTTTTTGATCGCATGAAGATACTTTATTAACAGTTATCATACCCGTTTTAATAGGGCTTGTTTTACCTTTACTATCTCTACACTTGTAAGCAAAATTATCTGAACCATCGTACCCCTTAGTTGGCGTATATTTAAAAGTTCCTGCACTTTCACTAATTGGAGTAATTACGCCATGTGATGGTTCGGTAGTAATAGTAACAGTAGTATCATCGCCATCTGCATCGGTACAAGTTAAAGTAAATGCGTTATCTTTAGTGTCTTGATCGACAACAATAGTACCATGGTCATTTGCTACTGGAGCCTTATTTAATGGTTCGCAATTTAAATCTATAGTTGTAGAGGTTCCATCCTCTTTAGTTATTTTTAGTTGACACTTGTCTGCAACATTCTCTATCGTCTTTACATTCTTTTTTACTCTAGCATCTATTTTGTCTTGTTCATCTTTTAAAACTTTTCCTTGATTAGCACTTAATGCCGAAGTAGTTGAAGTACTAGTAAGATTATTTACTATAGTTGTTGAACTACCTCCAGCTTTTAACTTCACCCATTTACTATCACTTTTATCCCATATATAACGCTCTACATCTGTACCGTTTGTATCTACATCGGCGTAATCACCTTCACTATTACCCGTGGTTGGTAGATCGCTTTCTGCTCCATACATTCCCCTAAAGTGCGTTTCATCTAAATTTAAAGTGTAATTAGTTCCATCTACTAAAGTAACTTTTACATCACTACTCCCCGCTACTACTTCAAGCTTCTTGATTAAAGTATCTTGAACATCTTTTAAAGTCTTTCCTTGTTTAGCACTTAATGCTTTGTCTGTATCACTAGAAGTAAGATTGTCTACAACTTCAACCTTTGGTAATGTAACTGTTGTATCGGCTGAACCGTCCGTATAACTGATAGTTAGTGTACTATCTTTCAAAGTTATGTTTTTTACAGCCTTTCCACTACTTCCACCACTTTTACAACAATCAGTTAAAGTAATCTTGCTCCCATCATCATATTCAACAACAATATCATCGCCGCTTTTAGTCACGCTTTTTACCATGTTTTTCTCCAAAATATTTATTTTTTTATTAGTACCGTCTGCATAAGTAGCCGTTAAATCTCCCGTTGTCTTGTCAAAACTTAAATCTGTTATATAGTTTTTACAAGTGCAAGGGATATCGAACTTACTTGTAGTACCATCAGTATAAGTTATTTCTACTTTATCCCCTGATATAGTTGTAGACTTTACTACTTTAGGTAGTGCTAATTCTAAAGTAGTGTCATCACTATATGTGAGTTTTAGCTTATTATTAGCTTCGTCTACAGATACATTTTTTACAACAGTTCCAACAGTTGCACCTGTTGCTACATCTATATCACTATAAGCACCATCGCACTTAGTTACTCTTAGTTTGCCATCTACTAAAGCAACAGAGTTAACACCTTCACTACAAGAATTATTACCACCACCTCCACCACTAGGTAGGCTTGTTTTAGCTACTGTATTATCTGTATAAGTTACTTCTAATACTTCACCTTTTAGTTTTACATCTTTAACAGTTTTGGTATTACTTCCACCACTACCAGTATTAATTTGTTTAGTAGTTCCATCTGTATAAGTAATAGTAGTCGTGCCATTGCTTGTTACTAAATCTTCTACTACTTTATCATCACTACCACACCCACTTAATTGAATCTCTTGAGTAGTATTATCGCTTTTTGTTAGCTTTAACTTACAGCCACTTAGAGCTTCAAGACTTTTAATGCCCGTACCACCACTAGACGGTATTGCTAAAGTTTCACTTGTACCATCTGTATATAGTATCTTTAGTTTGTCTCCATCAAGTTGTATAGCACGAACTCTTTTCTCGTTAGTACCTCCATTTATTTCATTGTCTAACTCTTCAAAATATCGTTTCAAGTCAAGATGATATTGTTGTTGTGCTTCACACCTCTCTTGTGCCGTCATTAGACTCGCACAATTAGGGTGATTTGGAAAATCTGCCATTTGAGTCGTCCTTATCTTTTTTGAAAAGTATATCAAATTCGTGAAACTCTAAAATTAATACAAGTTTAAGATTAAATTCACTATACTACCGTATATATAAAAAAGATAGTTTATATATAACTTAAATAAATAAAGGATTATTATGAGTGAAGAATTAGCACATGCTAGATTGTCGCCATCAGCCTCGAGCAGGTGGCTAAAATGTACGGCATCGGTAGCACTTGAAGCCGATTATGATGACACTGATAGTGATGTGTCAGTGAGAGGTACGAACATTCACACACTGGCAGAAATGATACACAAAAACATGAACATTAATGTAGTTGATTTCGAGTATGATGATGATATGCTCACTGAAGCTAAAAACTTCAATGAGTATTGTGATGGAATAAAGGGTGAAACCTTTATGGAGAAGGTGGAGTTAAGAGTTAGTATCCCAATAGGTGATAATAGTTTTGGAACTGTTGATTATGTAGCAATTAAAAAGCATAAAGGTAAAATCGTTTTACATATAGTTGATTTAAAAACGGGTATAGTTGCAGTTGAGGCAAAAGATAATACTCAATTATCACTATATGCTTTAGGAGCTATATCTACTTTTGAACAATATAGAATTGATAAAGTAGTTTTGCACATAGTGCAAGACAATGCGAGTGTGCAAAATACAAATAAATCAAAAATGAAAATGAAGAAATTAAAAGAGTTTAAAAAGTTTGCTACTAAACAAGCGGGTAATCATTGTAATTACTGCAAACATAAAGTAAACTGTACTACTGTATTAGCACAATTCAAAGAATTTGAACTAAATAGTCTTGATGAAGAACTACAAGTAAAGCTAATTCAAAACAAATTGGCTTTTACGAACTATATCAAAGATATAGAAGCTAAGTTTCAAGAAAGACTTGAAAATGGTGAAACTATCAAAGGCTTAAAGCTAGTTAAAAAAAGGAGTATTAAAAAATGGAGTGATGAAAAAGAAGTGAAAAAAGAATTTGGTAAATTATTACCAAAAAGTGAGCTGTATGTGAAGAAAATGATTTCACCAACTCAATTAAAATCAAAGTTAAAATTAAATCTTAAGAGTGCAGATAAAGCACTCTTATCAAAACTTAATAATTTACTTGTTACTCCACCTACGGTTCTAACGGTAGTAGGTGAAAGTGATAGAAGAACCGCTGTACAACCAATGCTAATGGTTGATGAAGAAATTGAAACAAAATAGAAGGACAAATAATGGCAAATGATAAAGAAAACAAAGTATATAAAATACAAGGTACTATAGGTTTTAGAAATTTAACTACTCCATCAGCTCCAAAAGATGACAAGTTGACTAAAGAGGAGTTGGCAGAAAGAGCAAAGTATAATGTGGTTATATTAATTGATGATAAGAAGCCAAGAGATTTGAAAGATTTAGAAAAAGAGTTTCTAAAACTAAAGAAGAAAAAGAAGATAAGAGGTGATCTTCCAAAAAAAGACACACCTTTTTATAAGGGTTTACAAGACCCTAATATAGATGAGGATGGTGATTTAGTTAATAGATTTTTTCTAAAGGCATCTAGCAAGTTTAGTCCAAAAGCAGGTTATATAAAGGGTGGTAAATGGCACTCTGTAGATATAGAGGATCAAGATGCACTTTTTACACAAGGTAGTAAGGTGGTTATCTATGTGACCCTATGGTCTGCAAAGGATCATGATGTGATCGGTGCTAATCTAAACGCTATTCAATTTCTATCAGCCGAAGGGGAAGCATGGGTTAAAGGTCATGCTCAAATTTCAGACGACGAAATGATTGATGAAGATGCTGATATTGATGAAGATGATATTATAAATAATAAATCTAAAAAATCGGATAGTGAAAAACCTAAAAAAGATAAGAAGTCTAAAAAAGACAAAAAGGATAAGAAGGCTAAGAAGGATAAAAAGAAAAAATAGAGAGGGGTTTTAGCCTCTCTCACCCTCCACACACTCCCACAAAAAATAAAATCAAGGATTGAAAATGTTTGAAAAGTCCGATGTATCATTTGATATCGAAATGTATCAAAATTACTTCTTAGTAGGTTTTCAAGATGTAGTTACTAAAAACTATAAGCAGTTTGAAGTAAAAAAATCTTCAAAAGCACTAACTAAAAAACAGATAAGTGAAATAAAAAACATTATTAGCAAAAATAGATTAATAGGTTTTAATTGCATAAAATATGATATACCGATATTACTACTCGCTTTAGAGGGTAGAGATGTTAAATATCTCTATAACGCTAGTACGCTTATTATCAAAGAGAATTTTAGTATATATAAAACTTCTCAAATGTATGACTTAGATCGAGAGTTAAAGCAAGTGAATCAAGTAGATTTATCTACAATCGACATTGCAAGAGGGGCGTTTATAAGCCTTAAACAATATGGAGCAAGGATTAATGCTCCTACTATCCAAGATTTACCTATAAAATGGGATTCAAAACTCTCTAAAGAGGACATGAAAGAGATAAAAACATATAATCTAAATGATTTAGACTTAACTACTCAATTATATGAGTATGGGAAAGCAAATATAGAACTAAGGGAGTTTTTATCGAAAAAATATGAAGTGAATCTAACAAGTTCACAAGGTGCAAAAATTGCAGAAACTATTATTAGTAGTGAATTTGCAAAAAGAGGCAAGTATCTGAAGCGGTCGGAATTAGAAGCAGGGGAAGAGATTAGATATAAAGCTCCTAAACATATAAAGTTTAGAGATAAATCCCTAAAACAACTATTGAAGAACTTTAAAAATACACCCCTGATAATAAATGAATCGGGAAATATAATTAAACCTGATTTTTTAAAAGACCCTATAACAGTGAACAAAACCTCTTATACTGTAGGACTAGGTGGATTACACGCTATTATTAAAAATAAAGGAATAGTTCCGAAAAAAGATGAGGTTCTAAATCAGCCCGATGTTGGGAGTTATTATCCAAGTATGATACTAGCTTATGGCTTTAAAGCTAAGGGCATGGGAGAACTTTTCGATAAGATTTATAGAGGTTTGGTTGCAGATAGGTTTAAATGGAAAGTGTTAGATTCCAAACTAAAACACCTCAAAAATGATGATTGGAAAACTGCTATGTTAAACAATAACGGTTTGAAACTAGTGCTAAATGCACTTTTTGGTACTTATGGAAATAAATGGTTTAAAACTTATGCTCCTGATTTGTTAATTCAAATAACTATTACTGGTCAGCTTAATTTGTTAATGCTTATTGAATGGTTAGAAGATGCAGGGATAAAAGTAAAAAGTGCTAATACCGATTCAGTTTTAATACTTCACAAGAAAAAAGATTCTAAAAAAGCTAAAAAAATACTAAAGAAATGGGAGAAGGTTACTTCTATGAGTTTAGAAGATGATTATATTGATGCCTTTTTTGCAAGAGATATAAATTCTTATATGTACACTAAAAAGGGTGGCTATGATGGTATAGCATACTTCAAAAAATTCAAAGATGTATCCAAAAATCTTGAATACCCAATAGTATATAAGGCTATAGGTGATTTTATATCCAAAGATATCCCAATAGAAGAGACTATCGGTGAATGTAACGATATAACAGAGTTTGTATCCACTAGAAAAAGCACTACTGGAGCGACTTACAAAGGTAACTTAATAGGTAAAGCTTTAAGATTCTATTATTGCGATGATGATGATGCACTATTTAACATTATAACTGATGAGAAAATAGAAAACTACAATGAACGATATAGTATTTATGAAGAAAAATTAAAAATCTATAATGATGAAGTTTCTAAATGGGAAGAAGCTCTATTAAAATGGAAAGAAACTAAAGAGGGTAAAAGACCTCTTAAGCCTAAAAAAATATATCCTCCAACAAAACCAAATGAAACAAAAGTATCAAAATCAGACTTTGCTTATCCATGTTTGAAATTACCTCATAATATCCCTGAAAATTTAGATAGAGAATTTTATGTAAAACTAGCATATAAGCATATTAAAGAGATTGGATGGACTAAAAAACTACAAAAGAGGATCATTAAAAATGCTCAAAAAAAGTAATTTATATGATTATCAAAAGAAAAGCGTTAAGTTTATCCTAAAAAACAAATCAGCTTTTATGCTTTTAGGGTTATCTTTAGGTAAGACAATAATATCTTTAACTGCTATTGCTAAACTTATCAAGAAGAAAAAAGTTAAAAAGGTGCTTATATTAGCACCTTTGAGGGTGGCACAATCTGTATGGGATAAAGAACTATCAAATTGGGAACACTTGCAAGATTTAACACTTTCAAAAATGTTAGGCACTCCTAAAAAGCGACTAGAAGCACTAAATAGCGATTCAGATATCTATATTACAAATATAGAAAATACCGTCTGGTTGTTCAAACAAAAAGAGTCAAGTAAATTTGATATGATTGTAATAGATGAAAGCTCTACATTTAAAAGCTATAAATCAGCACGGTTCAAAGCACTAAAAAAACTTATTGATTTAGATCAATTTAAAAGAAAAGTATTACTAACTGGTACACCTGCTAGTAAAGACATTCAGGACTTATTCCCTCAATTATATATCTTAGACAAAGGTGAAAGACTAGGACGATTTATAACTCATTTTAGAAATAGATATATGAGTGAAAATCGCTACGGGTTTGGATATACAGAGAAAAAAGATAGTAGAAAAAAGATATTTAAAAAGATTCAAGATGTGACTTTATCCCTAAGAACAGAGGACTTACTGGATTTACCTCGAAAAGTTTATAATATTTTAGAAACTGTAACTTTGCAAGGAGATTTACTTAAGCAATATAAAGTTTTTGAAAAAGAATTTATATTAGAGTATGGTGAGGATATAGATGATAGTATTGTAGCGTCTACAAAAGTAGCATTGAATATGAAATTAGCTCAATTTTGTTCAGGAGCTATATATAAAGACACAAACATCAATACAGATTATGAAGTATTTCATGAGTTAAAGTTTGATGTATTTGATGAAATACTAGAACAGCATGAAGGTGAAAACATACTACTTGCATATAATTTTAAACATGAACTAGATCGTATATTAAAGCGATATCCTCAAGCAGTAGCGTTTAATGATAAAAGTGTAGATGAATGGAATGGAGGGAAGATTAAAATATTGTGTATCCATCCTGCAAGTGCTTCACATGGTATTAATCTCCAACATGGTGGTAGGATTCTCGTCTGGTTATCGCCAACTTATGACTTGGAAAGACATTTGCAACTAGAAGGTAGGATATCAAGGATAGGACAAAAACATACAACACTTTATTATAATATTGTTTTAGGCGGTATAGAGAGAGAAATAGCAAAGAAGAGAAATAAAAAAGATGTTAAACAAGTGAAACTACTTAAGAAACTAAGATAATCACAAAGTTATTCACATTTCAAATTTAAGAATGTGAATAACTTTTAAATTAATGTGAAAAGCCTCATAGCGTCCACACAATCCCCTTAAAACGCTCATAACTATTTAATCAATGAAACACAAAGCCCACTCAATTAAAAACGCTCTAAATGGCTGTAGGAACTTAAACCTTACTTAATCCAAACTCTTTGGGTGAGATATAAAAATCACACAAATAGATACAATCGTTTTCATCGTACTCGGCTTCAAAACATGCATAACTTAATCGCTTTGTAGTTTTAGGGATTTTTGATCGCATACAATCTACAAAAGTACATTTTTCACTCTCGCAAAAAGTATAATCTAATGGCAAATATATACTTGCACTTTTAAATTCTAAACTCATTTTAACCTCTCCAATCTATTAGCCCAACCACTCTTATTTTCAAGATACCGATCAGGATTCAATCTTATTAAATTAGCGTAATGCTTCTCCATTCTACTAATCAATTCTTTATTTAAAAACTCATCATCTAAATCATATTGCTCTAATGCAAGAAAAGTTTTCTCTCCTGCATATCCATCTAATTTTAAATTAGCACCAGCTTCATTTAGAATCTCTTGAATAAAGATACTAAACCTTCCAAAACCCCCATTAACTGCTATACTAAAAGCACTTAAAGAGGATTTTTTACCAAACAAGTACAATCTTAGAGGATTAAAAAACTCTATCTCATAAAAATCCCGTGCTATTTTTCTATATTCTTCATCGTGATACGATCTGATAATCTCTGTAAGGTATATTCTAGTTGATTTATTATCTCGTAAATCATAATCAATAAGGTGAGCATTGTTAGCCACACCATCCAACCAATTCCAACCACTAAAAATAGGGTGTGCGTAACGATAAATACCGAAAAAAGCTGTAATATCTCTCTCGCCCTTAAGAAAATGTACTTCATAACCTTCTTCGTCCTCCAAATATTGCATCAGTAGAGTTAATAAAGTATCTCTATCTATAAATCTTTTTGTAAGAGGTGTTTTAACCTCAACTTTTTCGATCGGTATCGTTTTAGCGATAGGCAATGAGCCAAAATCATCGCTAGGTTTCAAAAATGCTTTAGGTTCATTATCTTTACAATCATTAAAGGACTTAAAAAATCCCTCTATTATCTTTTTGAAAATGTTCATATTTTTTTTACACTCCGTTTTCTAGTCTTGCTTAAAACTATCACAAAACTTATAAAAATAGCAAGAGTAAATAAATAGTTTGCTACTTCTCTAAAACCTAATTGACTTATCAAACTACTAATAGCAATACTCCAAATTAGAATAAAGAGTGGTCTATTGATAGAAATAAATCTATATTTTAAAGTTAGAATAGCAATCAATATACTACTTACACTTAATATAAATGAGCTTAAATCATAATCTATCATGAATCACCTCTTTTAAGATATCTTTGTCTTATTAAAAACATAATTGAACTTCCAATATCTTCGGCATAATAACTAAAAAACCCACTTATCCCTGCTGTTGCTATTATTGGATAAGCAGGGTAATAATAGCTAATTGTAAAAAATATAGTAGTCATTATTATAGACCCAAAGATTACCCGTCTTACTATTGTAGATATTATTTTTCCGATTGTATATCCTTGAAGGTCGCCATGATAATATTCATGAGCAAATCCTGCTAATGATAAAATCGTACCAATCAACATTAATGCCAATATTTTTTCATCTTCAAAGATTATGCCCATACCGCCCATCAGAGAGAGGGTGGAGCTTGTGTTTTCTAGTTTATTCAAAGTTAAAAACTCTCTTTTTAGCTTATATTAGCAAAATCCTTCAAATCAACATAAAAATCTATATCTAACATTGCCTCGTAAGCATCTTTATTTAGTTTTGCTTCTTTTAGTTTTTCACTTAACTCATGATATTCTTGAAGGTAATTAACTAGTGGAGCATCTACAACTAAAACCTTTCCCTTGATTTCAATCAACTTCATTAATTGATCTTGCCTTCTAATGATCGACTTAATATCGCACTCTAGTTGCAAGATATGGAATTCACACACATCTACTTCATTTAATTTGATACCTAAATATTTCCCCATTTGTTCAGCCAGACAAGTGAGTGTGCTTAAATCCTTTACTTTGTTATTCGTGATTTTCTCTTTGATTTTCTCTTTGTGTTCTATACTTTTCATGATATTCCTTTTCATCTTTAATCGCTCTTTTAAGTGCTTGTTCAGTTCTATTTGTTTCACTTAAAACCTCTTCTATCGCCATTTGCTTCTTAAACCTATCCATATCAAATTGATAGGAACATCTAGGAGAACAAAAATGTTTAGACTTTGAGTTTAGCAATGATTTTGAACACACTTTACATAAAATAGTACTCTCAAATTCTAAAGCATCTACATATTTTAATCTGTTTAACTTAGCTGTTAAAGTTTTATATCGCTGTGCATGTCTGCAAGTAGGACATTTAACAACTCTAATATGAGTGCTATCTACTTTATTAGTACAACCTTCAACATTACATGTTCTATTTCTTCGCCAGTCTTTCTCGTCCAAAACTACACCTTGTTTTAGACTATTGTAGCTTTTTTCCCCTTTTTTGCAAAATCTTAACTTGTTCTTCCACCTCTTCTAAACTAAAAGCAAACATAGAAAAACCTTTAGATTCATGTACACTTTTAGATTCTAATCTTTGAAGGGGCTTGATTGTATCCCCTTTATCCTTCACCTCTATTGCTAGAAATAAGCCATTTACACATGCAATAATATCTGCAATGCCTTTTCTATTACTAGAAACAGTAACAAAATTATATATCTTTTGATCGTTAAGATATTTAATGATCCTCGTTTGTAGTTTAGATGCCATCTTTCAATCGCTTTTTAAGTTTTTTGTAAATCTTCCATGTAGCTTCAATATCGCTGAGTGCATCATGGGCATTGATATTGATATTTAAATGTTTAGCTATTGTAGAGAGTCGATGATTAGGGAGTTTGTGAAAATCCCATTCATTGATTAGAAAAAGTTTGACTAACTCATAAACATCAAAACCTTTATAGTTTATAAATCCCCCGTATATACCTTTGTTATCATTAAACCACATTTGTAACATCTGCTCATCAAATCGAGAACTGTTGTACCCCATAGGTGTATAGTTGTCACCTCTTGAATAAGGGTCTACATATTCAGCCAAAAATAATTGAAATTTTCCAAATATTTTTTTTTGTGAGGGGTATGATTTTAAATCCTCTATAGAAGTATCCGTTATTTTTAAAGCTTCGTTACTTAGAAGAAAATCCCTATTAAGTGTATAAGGATTCATTTTTTCATTGAACTTATCAACAATCTTCCCATTTGGAGCTATAATCAAGGCTCCAATTTGTGTAATTGCAGGTTGTTTTTTCTTGCCAATTTGCAATAATCCTGTAGTTTCAACATCAAAACATAATGTGAACTTTTTCATTTTAAATCCTCCATAGACACTTTTGTTAAAGATGGCTCACATTTGTAACATTTATCACATTTGTAACCCATGGAGCTATACTCATCTCCTTTTCGATAAGGGTTTACATACTCACCTAAAGATATTTTAAATTTTTCAATTATCTTTTTTTGCAAGGGATGCGGTATCAGCTCTTCTTTTGTAGTAACAGTCATTCGTGAAACTTCATCACTTAGAGGAAAATCCTTATTGAGAGTGAAAGGCTTCATTTTCTGATTGATCTTGCCGTTTTGTAGTAGTTTAAGTGAAAACTTTTTCATGTTAAGTCCTTTTTTTAAGTATGTAATATTATACTCCAAAAGGACTTAAAAATATCTTCCTTTTAGGGTACTAGATTGCCATTTAAGTAAAATAACTTAAAAATATTGTTATTTTTAGTTATCGCTTCAAGTTTATAATCATTTGTATATTTCTCAAGTATTGTAAGTGCGTCATCTGTGAGGACAAGTTCAAAGTCTGCAAATTTTAAAATAAGATTTAAATTACAAACCTCATCTTTACTAAACGCCCCGATTTGAATATCTTTTCTATCAAAATTTAAAGCTCTTAGTTCCGTATATTGATTTAACACATGAAGTTTCATAGCATCACTTATTTTGCAAGAAGAGTTATCAATATTCAATACATCTCTATAAGGTAGAAATAGGAATTTATCCTCTTTATTACGAATCTTTTCAACCGCTTCGTATTTATCTATATCAAATACAAGACTTGATTGATCTAGTATCGACTGTGAACTAGAATATAACTGTATAACTGTAAGTAGTAGAAAAAATATATTTTTCAATTTTAACCTTTCAAATAGTTTGAAAAATTATATCAAAAATTTAATCTTTCAAGCTATTCTCTAAAATCTCATACTCTTTATCAATCATAATTGTTTCAATTACTTGCAATAATTGCATATCTAGTTTGTTATATTTAATCTTCATCATTTTAAGTAAAGAGAATATATCTGTATAGTTTAGCGATGCTTTCATGCTTCCTTGTTGACCAAGGCTTTTATAGTGCCACGAATTACTAACTAAAGAGTAAATATGTATTAACTTCTCACTTCTTTTAGATAAATAAGGAGCTTGATACTCCTTAGATATTTTTAGTCCTTCTTTGGTCGCCATTTTAAGATATTCTTGAAGCCCTTCATCAAAAAGCCACTTGAAATATTCTTTTAGGCGTTTCCCTCATATAAGATAGGCTCTAAAGTAGCAACTATGATGAGTTCTAACCACATAATTAGCTCACCTATTTGCAAATCATCGGCTACATCAGTTAAGCCTTTTAAATCTAAAATAGAGTCTAGGAATTTATCTCTTTCATCTATATTGGTTGTTTGAAATGTATATTTCGTAATATCAATCTTCTTTTTTCTTAGAGATTTAATCTCTTTTCTAGTTAGTGAGCCTACAGTGTTAATCAACTCTTTGGTTTGAAGCTTATAGTTTAGAAGTTTTTGAATATACTCTTCTTGCTCTTTTGCTAATTCCATAGCTTTTTTTTGATCTTCTTCCTCTTTTTTAATGAATAACTCTATCGCTTCGGGAGTTAAGTTATTCATAAATTCTACTGATTCATCTATGTTTTTTGCCATGATGCACATTGCCTTTCAATTTTTAGTTGTACAATCATAGCAAAAAAATCTAATCAATCAAAGCTTAAGCGTAATTTGCTTGTGCATTAACTAGAGTAATTTTTAATCTCTCTGTAGAAGTAGCACTTCTTGAAGCGATATAAGTTGTATCTAACATTAACTTTTCTCCATAAACTGCAGGAGTAGTTTTGTATGCGAATTGTACCTCTTTCATATAATAAGTAAGCGATTTAGTATTATCTGCATTTTCATATTTTATTTCAACTTCATTTTTAAGATTTTTAACCAAAGTTTCATGTAGTACAGCATCAAATAAACCTGCTACGCTTCCATTTACTGATAGTTCTTTTTCCCAAACATCTTTTTGATTACCTATTAATTCATCAACTTGCATACCTAAATCAACATTGATACCAAATTTAGAGAGTTTAGCAGGTTGGTTGTTCACTTTTACAGTCGCTCTGTTTGTATCTAATGCGAATCTATCCATATTAACTTGTTTACCAGTCGCTAAAGCTACAATAGGATTAGGGTTATCTCGTGAAGTTCTAAATTTACTTGCAACTAATCCAAGAGATAGAGTATTTAAACCTCTTCCACTTACTTCATGAGCATAAGTTGAAGCTTTTACACCATTGTATCTTTCAACATAGTCAACTGGAGGATTAACACAATCATCATCATTGTTAAATATATTCTCTAAACTCCAGCACGGCTTACATCTTTTAGTAGTATCAAAAGTGTGAGTATAAGTACCGTCTCCATTATCGACCGTTGAAGGATCACCAAATAACATTGTGAAATATAATCCTACTTGTTCAAAATAGATTGTACTAGCTAAAGAACCATTTATATCACTACCAGTAATAACAACCTCACCACCACCGTCGGCATGTTCATTTATACAACCATCACCTTCACTTGTTTCAGTCATTGCTAGTCCACTATTTTTAACACACACTGGGTATAAAATAGGGTCTAAATGATCTTCACCACATGTTGTCTCTCTTGCAAGACTTACTTTTATTGGTTTCATCTGCTTATCTCCATTATTAAATTTTCACCATTTTAACAAAATCACTATTTTCCAATATTTGAAATATTTTCATTCCATTGTCTTTTAGCCTCTTTTTCAAATATTCCCACAAAATTAGTAATTTTCATGTGTGGATGAGGTTGTCGATCTACATAACCCCTTTTTACAACTCCCATGAAGCCTGACATTGCAAATAAAGCTCTTTGTTTTTTAGTTAAGTATTTTCTCCCACCTTCAAACATATCCTCTGTTATATGGCTTACAAATGTACCTCTTGCTCTACCATTTGGGGATTGTACGCCGTTTTTAAAAGTGTATTTTTTAAAAGCTTTTGTATCCATATAACCTATAACTACTTTGTTTTGGTGTGGAAAAAGCTTTGATCGTGTAAATTGTGCCAAAGATGTATCTAACTTCCCACCTCTTACCCTATCTAGTCTTTCATAATGTCGTTTAGTAGTTTTTCCAACAGTTATGCGTCTACGACCATTCACAAATTTTTGATTAAAATTACTTTTACTACCATACTGTTCAGCCGATTTAATAATAGATTTTCTAACTTCCAAGCCGCCAAAGTGTAAAGCCTGATTGAATAGACCACTTGAACGATCAGCAAGTTTCTTTAAAATAGGAGATATTCCATCATCTATAGTAACAGTCATAAAGTTACCTCTTTTTTGAAGAGATTATATCATTTTGGCGTGATTTGGCGTGATTTAAACTTATTTTGTAATTTATTATTTATTTAAGGTTATTTTAATAATCTTTTTTGTAGAATGTTTTTAACGAAAGATAAGAGATATCTTTTAAGAAGTTGAAGAGGTGTTTAGAACCTCTTCTTATATATTTAACACCATTAAAGGAATAAAAAATGTCAAATAGTAATATCAGTGTACCAAAATTAGAATTAAAAGACCTTGAAGAGATTGAAGAGGTTGTTATTAGGTTTGAAGATTTAAAAGAAGCTGAAGAGATTGTTAATGGGCTTAGAGATAAACTTAGATCACTTGAAGAACTAATCAAACTTAGCGATACTATTAAAAACCTGCAAGTAAAGAAACTTGAGGAAGAATTAATTAGAAAAGATACTTTGATTTTAGATAGAGATTGCAAAATAGAAAAATTGACTTATGAAAATAATCAACTAAAAAAGAGTATTAGTAATCAATAGTACATTTCAACCAAGCGTTTGAGAGGTTAATCCCTCTCTCCACCAAATTAAAATAAAAACAAAAACAAAAATTAAAATAAAAAAAGGAAATAAAATGGCAAAATTAAACTTAGACGATTTAACGAACAAAGTAGCAGGTAAAGAGTTGGTAAAACCAAAAAAAGAAAAGATAATGCAATTAAATTTAAAAGCTCCAGTATCTTTGAAAAATAGAATTGATAAGTATGCAGAAATTTTAAACATTGGCAAGTCTGAATTGATGATTATCCTAATAAATGACGGCTTAGAAAAACTAGAACAAGCTAAAAAAGATTAGAGGTTAAACCCCTCTAATCACCTACAAGACCCATTAATACTCTCATTACCAATGCAAAAGTCGTTTTCTTCAGTAATATTAAGCCTTATATACCCTCTATACTCATTATGATTACTAACGACCCTCAAAGGTTCAGCAAAACTATCAATATCGGCAAAATCATAACACCTCAAAGCATCACAGAAATTAATTGCTTCAATGATTAGTTTATTAATCTCTTCAACCTCATCTATACCCTCATATACGATAATGTCATTGATTCTAGGTTTATCAAAGTATTCATCCTCATGAACTACTAAGACATGTATTCCCAAACCGTACTCTTTATATTCAGAAGTAGTGCCATCTAATCTACTAACACTATCTAGGATTATTAAGGGACAATGTTTATAAAAATTCTCACTGTACTCATCTCTATCTAATACTAAACCTCTAATATATGTTAGTGATTTATTAAATAAACCTTCAACATAATTATTTAATGGTGCATAAGATTTACATGCGTCAATAATTTGAGTTCCTATTATTTTATTAGTTGTCATTTTCGACGCCCTCTATAGTGCATTTCACTCTCATGTGAGCGGGTAAAAATATCGTATAGATTAGAATATTCATTCACTTGTTTCCAACTTTCAACTAGATAAGTATCACCATTGTATTTAATAGCATCTCTTCTCATGGGTTCATTCTCTAAATCAACCATACAAAACTTTCTAAGATCAAATCGTGTTTCTTCCCCGTCTTTATCGTTTAAATCACACGCTACAAACGCCCTAACTTTAACTTCTTGATTGCTTCTTCTATAAACATAGATGATGTTTTCACCTGCTCCCATATCTCTATTGACCTGATGTAATTCTATTTGATTCATTAAAGATAGGATATTTTTAACCATGATTAATTCTTTTTTGTAGGTTTTTTTCTTGTAGTTTTAGGTTTTTCACTCTTTTTTTCAACTATACTAACATCTATAATCTCTTCAACTATATAGTCTTTTAATTTTTCTGCTAATTCTTTTGATATTTCTACTTCTGTATTTGGAGGGTTACCATTCCAGTAGCCTTTTAATTTAACTTTTACCATGTTTTTTCCTTCTAGTTTGATAGGGGTTTTAAGTCCCTATCAAAAATTCTATTAATCAACTACCCATCTTTGAAATACATCAGGGAATTTAATATAAGGTGCAAATGCACTCATCATTGCGATTTCTGCCATAGTTTGAGCATCGTTCACAGTAGAATAAGTTCTAATTCTTTTACTTTGCCATTGAGCCGTCATCTTAGTATCATTTCCATTTACAGAAACAAAAGGAATTTGACCATAAATCCAACCTGCTACAGAAGGGTTATTTTTATGAAATGTTACAAACATAGCTGTATTATCAGCAATTAGTCTACTCTCATTACCACCGATATCACTTAGAACACCAATAGAGTAATAAACAGGTAGATTAATCTCTTCGATATAACCTAAAAATAACAAATCATCACTTAGTTTCTTACTATCTTTCTCTGCTCCAAACGCTCTTGCAAATGCTCTTGGATAATCAGGATTATAAGAACTTTGACCTACTTTTGGGTGAGCCAAGAATAAATTTTTAGCTTTTCTATCTAAAATTAGTGCATCAGGTCTAACACCTGCACCGACTTTCTTACCTCCAGCAGTAGTTACAATTCTATTTGGAAAATCTTCCCATGCTTCAACAATTTGTCTAATTGGATCAGAATTATCTGTATCACTCCAAGCATCAGTAGTTCCAGTTAGAATTGTAGGAGCAGGTAAACCCATTGCAATAGTGCCGTTATGATGTTTAATCTCACCAGTACTTAACAAATCATAACCCATTTTAACGGCTAATAGTTGTCTTCTTCTCTCTAAAATAGAATAAGGTTGTAGTCTTGCCATTTTTTGTTGATAATCTCTTTGCTCTTCAGGCGTTTTAGCTTCAAAACCATCTCTGATAATTTTATCATCTGGTGAAATTGCTTTACTCTCATGGAATTGAGGTAATTTGAACTTGAAGCTTGTTGTTCCATCTTCATGCCTAACTCTTGTACTTGAAGCGAAAAAATCACCCGTTGTACCGACTCTGTCACTCTCTACAAAAGTTTTGATTTCAAACTCTTCACCTGCATATACAGGAGCCTTTGAAAAGTCACCAAAAATTAGATTGACCAAACTCATATCAATATATGAAACTGATAAAAGTCTCTCTATTACTTGTTCTTTAGGATTTCTTATAACTTTTGCCATCTTAATTAACTCCTTTATCAGCAGGTTTTACCGCTTGATATTCAATATTATCTACTAATGGTAGTCTACCATTTAGTTCTAGGTCTGCAAAATCATCGTATGTTTTACCTTCCCAATAAATAAGTTCTTTTGCAATACCTCTAGGACTTGCAAAGATTACATCACCCTCACATGCTACACCATCCATTGAATCATAATCATGTAACATATAGCCATATAATTTAGTACCATCACCGCCCAACGCTTTGACTTTATTAATAACGCTATCACCTTTCACAGTATTAGCAGGAGCTGTACCATCAAGTTCTACGGCTTCACCTCTACCCAGTTGTACATTAGCAGGGATTGCTACTCTTCTAGTTGTATAGTTATGACCATACATCACCAACTCACTTAAGTCCACAAAAGGGGCTATTGTTGCTCTAAGTGCCATTAGATTACTCCTTCGTTAGCCATTGCAATAATTGTATCTACACTTTCATTGCTAACATATTCTTTCTCGTCTGTACTAGCTTTTTCTTCTTCTTTGTTGCCATCTAATTGACTCATAGAAGTAGTAGCACCCTCACTTGCATCGGTTTTACTTTTTAGTAAAAATAAACCTGCTTCACCTTCGCTCATGCTAAGCATTTTAATAGCTTGATCTTTACTAGCTCCATATTCAAACGCCATTGATACAATATTTTCGATTGCACTCATATTAACGCCATCATTAGATTTACTTTCAAGATTTTTAATTACTTCATCTTTAGCTTTTAAATCAGCCGTTAAAGTTTCAATCTTGTTAGTTGCTAAACCAATTTCAGCACTTAAAACCTCAACAGATTTAACAGATTTACTTGTTTTATCATCAGCCATATTTGACTCCTCTTTATTTAAATTTGAAAGTATTGTATCAAAAGAGTCAATTTTGTTTAAAAATCCAAAGCTCAGAGCATCTTTAGACATAACAATATCGCCTTTATTAAAGTATTTTACTATTTCATCCCTACTTAATCCAGTATTTCTACTTACTCGCGAATGAAACAAATCTTCTAAATCGTTTATTTGGTTAGTTATTTTAGTTTTACAATCCCCATTTAATGAACAGTTTTTATTTTCAGCATTTTTTGAAACAATTATTACAGTGTCTTTATCTACACCTCTATCCCTATAAGTAGACATTACACCAATAGACCCTATAAAAGCTAATTCACTAGCATAGAGTTTATCACTTGCACTAAAAGCCCATACACCCGCACTACAACCATAATTTTCATAATAAGTTATAGTTTCTTTTTTACTGTTATATATAAGTTCTCCAATGTTATCAACTCCACTAACATCGCCGCCAACAGTATCAACTCTTAGAATAATACGCTTCACTGAAGGATTGTTTTCGGCAGAAACTAGATGTTTCTCAATCTCTTCATAGGAAGTGAATCCACCACACCAAGCCGACATGATAGTATGCTTCTTTATCATTGCACCTTCTATTCTAATGATCGCATTATTGTTATTGTCTATAGTCATGCTACAAGATGGTAAAACTTCAACTTCGTTAGATGAAGCTTCTAATTTAGGTACGCCATTATTTACTGTAGATATTAAAGTTTCTAAATAATTTGGTTCTACGGCAAAATAAGCATTGTCGAAATAGCTTTTAATTTGAGCAGTTCGCATATTAATCTCCAATTTTTTAGAGATAGTTTAACAAAGTTAAGATTTTAGGGAGTAGGAAGAGAAGCCGTACAATCTAAAAAAGGAGGAGAGTGTACGGCTACTTTGTGAAAATGGAACATCATTTAGTTTTTTAAAGGTTGAAACGACTAAAAAAGGATTAAGTTAAAAAATCGTTTCAAGCCTTACTATATCATTTTTCTTCTTTAGTGTCAAGCGGTTTCTCAATAGGTTGAGGTTCATTCTCTTTATTTAAATTAAACTCCACACCTTTACTTTCACAATAGTCTTTAAATCTAGCAATATCGTCTATATGAGTTTGCCAATCTATACCCATTTCTCCAAGCTTTTGAATAGGTGAGCCTAATCCGTTGTTAATATCTTCGCTATTTGCTTTAGAGTCTTTAACTGGGTCTAAATTTTTAGAACTTTTACGCATATATTGTAATTTTCTCCACTCTCGAGGATTTTTCCAATAATCTTTAGGTGTTTTAATCAAACCTTTTACAATAATTGCATCAATAAAGCGTTTACCATAGATTTCTTTTAGTGTTAACTCTACTAAATCTTTTAACTTCAAACTAAATTCTTTATCGTCCATCTGCAAAGCTAATAAACTCGCATTGTATGAAGATGGTAAATCTCTTACAGTTGTTTGAGAGGATAAACCTACTGATGATGAGATTGTTTTCTTCTTATGTACTTCTAAAGGGTCAAAAATACTAACATCTAAAGTGGATAAATTTTGCACATCATCTTCTTTTGGAATATATGAAATACCTTGATTCTCTTTAATCTTGTAAGTATCATATAAATCACTAACCATAGCAGGAGTAAAATCACCTTTACTTCGTTTTAGTGCTGTTTTAAGTTCGGCAAAACTATTAGTTTTAACAACTATTTTATTATCACTTCTTACTTTAGAACTTATTAGTTCACTTGCTTCATAATCACTTAGCATGTCTATACCTCTTATAGCAGGTGCTAATAAAGATACGCCACTTATTTGGTTTAGTTCATACTCTGGAATTATATGAAATGTAAGATGTTTAGCTAAAACTCTAACACTTTTTTCTTTTAAGTAGTTTGTATATATCCAAACTGCTTTTTTATTATTATATTTATCTAATTCAAAACCATTAATATTGTTATTTTCAGGATCATGATGATTAGCATCAACCATATTTAAAGGAATTATTTCTATTTTATAACCAAATTTCCATGCATCGTTGTAATGATGCCTTATGATAAAACCACCTTCGAGAATTTCAGCTTTTATCATAGCTCTTTCCATTAGACCTCTATAGTATCTGCCACTTATTTCAAAGTTTTCAACTTCACTAAATTCGGCAAATAAAGCCTCGGCTTGTCTATTGAATTCCTCATTACTTGATCTAAACTGTAGATTAATTTCATCGCCGATGACTTCTCTTCTAAAAGACTTAGTAATTGAAGCTACTATATCGTTATTCTTGTGTAAAGATATAGCGTTTTCATTAATACATATAGATTCACTGTCATCATCTACATGTTTTTGTCTATCTACTTCGGCTAATAGTTTAATGTACATACTAGCATCAAAACCACGATTAAAAAAGTTAGTAAAAGGGTATTTTAGACTTCTAAAACCGTTCATGGCTCTATGTAGCCATTGTGAATAATTTACATTACTCGACATGCTTCCCTCCTTATTAGAGGTTCATTCTCTAATACATGTACATTAGCTCTTGCTTGTCTTATCGCTAAATTTAATTCCGAAATACTTGTAAATCTCATAGTAGTATCACATTTAGTGAAAGATTTCAGTAAACCACCCTTTAACATATCAGCTCTTACATCAAGTAGAAGTGTCAAATATTCTTGTGCATCAATTTGAGCGTCAATAAGTTTTTGTTCATTTGTCAAAACTCACTCCTTGTTTTTTAAAGAAGTATACCGAAAGTGGAAGAACAAGCAAGACCCCCACAAAACATGTACCTCATGAATTGTTGTTAAAAATATTTTTTATGCAACGCCTATCAAACGCTAAAATCTTGCTTGTTAAGTAGAGTATATAGAAAAAACGCTTAATCTTTTTAATTAAAGGTTGTTTTAAGCTATTCTCTTGTATACTCTTTTCAACAACCAAAAGAGGTTGAAATAAAATTATAATAAAAGGTATAGAAATGTTATTAAAAAAAGAAGAGGTTATCCCTGAATCAAGGTTAGAGAGAGTGCAAATCCCGTTTAAAGCGAATAGAGACTTAAAAGATAAATTAGACCTAGTGTCTAAAGAGTTAGTTGTTAGTAGACAAGGCTTAATTGAACAAATACTGATTAAAAATCTAACATCATTGTTAGAAGAGATAAACAATGGAGATTAAATTGAAGCAAATTAGTTTAAAAAGAGGTAAACATGATTTTATCATTAGGTATAATAGTGGCAAAGCAATGGGGTATATTGATGGCGTGAATATCGGTGTAGCTATAAAACCCGATCAGTTAATACATCGTTTTGAAGTGCTAACTAGCATGAAGGATCAATTAAAACTAGAAGACTTTGAATAGTCTTCTAGCGGTGGTGTTGATACTGTTTAGTTTCAAAATCTACATTAAAATATAAATTTAGAGTGTGTATCATTGCATGACAATCCAAATAATCATTTCTAGTTCTTATTTTAGTCCATATTCCATCATTCATTAAATCTTTTTGTTCAGCAGTTAGTTGCATAGAATAATGTTTCATTTGCAATTTACCATGATTTGCAATAAACTCCTTTTCATCGCTAATAATTGTTTCATTAACATAAAATAAGCGTCTAACATAATTAAAACCTTTTTCACTCTCATCTTTAGCACTAACTTTATTTAAAGTTCGGCTTATAATCATTGCTAAATCATCTTTTATAGCCGTATTGCTCATCACTAGAGTTTTATATTTCACTTCTACATCATCATCTAAAACCTCTTTTCTATTACTAACTTTATATAGTTGATCGTCAAATAATTTATCAACACCCAAACAGCCGAAAACTTCTTGATCTGTAATACCATTACTATCAATATAGTCTTGTAGAGAAACTAAGAAAGCCTTTGCTTCAGCGATTCTATCCACACTACCTTTTTTATATCCCCTTAAATCCATTATAATTCCACTTACTTGAAAATATTTATCAATAGATTTATACATTCTAGTAAATAAATCCCTCACAAATTCAAAATCTTCATCTGTATCGTTGCTAACAGCTTTCCCATGTGCGATAGTGTACTGGACATTGTCATAAGTAACAGCAGATAAAACCCAATATACATGATCTTTTTGATTATCCACTCCAAGGAAAATTTTATATGTATCTTCAGGTATAACTAATTCATTTAGTCCTGAACCGAGTTTATGGATATCATCAATATCTATAATATCTATTTTAGAAGAGTAAAGCTCATTGAAATAATCTCTATATATCCTTGCAAGGACATTTATGGACTCATTAGCTTTAATAATTAGTGTCATCATTTCATCAAAAGGGGTGAAATAAGTAGCAAGGGCGTTTACTAGATATCCTATGGATTCTGCACCTTCTTCACCTTCAACAATTTTAAATCCACACTTCCCCTCTTTTATGAGTCGATCTTTTGTGTAACTATCAAATTCATGTTTGCAATAAGTACACACTAAATGAGCTTTCCTCTCTTTAGCAATTTTAAGATGATCTAGCATATGGTAAGTGTTTTCATCTTTGTTAAACTCTTTCATGTATTCATCTTTAGTTAAAAATTTTAGATTGTTTGAAGTTGGATAAAACAACTCATGACATGAAGGGCATTGTAAGCACCACTCTTTTTTTAATTCACAATCTAAATATGATTGATCTATAGGATCGCCGATATGCTCCCAACTTGACACGCCTACAATTTTTCTACCCATTTTAGAAAAAGATTTTGTTCTATTTATGAATTCACTAACATCAGCCATACCGCCTTTAAATAGTCTAATCTCATCAAGTAATAGCACTTTTATTGATTTAGCATTTCTAGCTAAAGCAGTATTACCTGCAATGACCCATTTGCCACTATAAGTCACTTTTAGATTATCTTTTGTAGCCGTTGTGGTCTCTTTAGCGTATTTTTGTATAGCATCTCTGTAGGTTGGTACAGATTGAATAAATGGATTAATTTTAGTAGAAATATATTGTTTAACTTCTGATTCTAAGGGGATTGATATTTGCACCATGCCGCCAACAGTATCTAAAGTTTTAACACCTGCTATAAATAGAAATGATGTTTTGGCTGTTTGTGTTGAAGCTTTTACCCATTGAAATACGGTTGATGGTTTATCAAAATCATCACACATACCCTTTAAATGTGGTGTAATATCAAAACTAAAATCACCTGCAAACGCCGATGTTTCAGTTGTCATCTTAATATTGTTTACAGCCCAGTCGGTAGTATTTTGGAGCATTTGCCATGTGTAACTAGATTTGTATAAAACGCCTTCGTGAGTATTAATCATAGAAAACTCCTTTTTAAGATTAAGTATAGCCTTTTTAATTTAATACTTGTTAGACTTCTAAAATAGAAAAAAAGGTTGTTGAATGGAAAGAGATTATCAAATTATGTATTTTGCAACATGTGCTAAATACTTATGTATAGGTTTTACTGATGGAAAAACTAGCAAGATATTCAAAAGTAAGAAAAACGGTAGGTTAAAAAATCGTGAAATTGAACAAATTGAAAGAATCTTAGAGAATTATACTATATATGCAATAGATAGGGAAAACATACTAATAGGTATAGTGCGTACTTTGATAGATTATAAAGCTCCACTTGTATATAACTTCATCACCAAGCATATAAACTTACCACCTTGGCAATTATCTAAGCGTATAGGGTACTATCATAGACCTAATTATGTTCCACTTAAGTACCAAGCCGAACATACACCTAAATTAGAAACTATATGTTTAAAATCATGCACTAAAATTAAAAAAACAGTTAAAGATCAACTAGAACACATACATAATGCTTTTAAAACAGATCAACTAAAACATGCCAATGCGTATGAATACATGTATGTGGTATCTAGTACAAAAAGAGAACATTCACTTAAAATAGGTGTAACTGATGATATTGATGCAAGACTAATAGCTCTTAAGAAAAAGTTTCCATCTGAAAAATTCAATCTTGAAAAATTATATACACATAAGAAACAATTAAGATATTCTACATTTATTTTCGATGAAGAGCAAAAAATACATAATATATCAAATAGAGCTGGATATCACAAGAAAGACCGTCATGAATGGCACGAGCTTTCACTTAAAGCTCTTCATAAATACTTTAAAAAATTAGGTTTTAAAAGAGTTAAGAAAACTAATCCATTCAAGATTAATCCATTCAAGATTGTAAATTTAAAACCTAAAGTATTTTGCAAAAATGAGAGATTGAATTTTTCCGATGAAGTAGATAGAAATACATATTTAATGGTTAGAGAACCTGACTTTGACGAGTGGTTTGAACTTCTAATAAGCCAATGTGAAAGCGTTTTAGATATCGATCTACACAACTATATATTATATGATAGGGAGTACGCTAAATTGATACATAGTTTGTATACTGGAGTTAATATAGTGAACAAAATCCCTTCAATCGTAGGAATGTTGAATAATTTCCTTCATTTCATGGAGAAAGACTCAAATTTTAGCAATGTTGCTACCTTGCAAAAAATAGAGGTTGTAATCATGCTTATATACTTGCAATATATTGATATAGCCGAATCATTGCAAAAAAAGCTAATTTTTTTCAAAGAAGTCTTTGGAGAATTTGAGTTTGGTAATCCTGATAATGTGTATTTGAAAATTCTCGGCACAATAGATTCAAGATTCAACCAGTTTAAATTAGAATTGAATTAGAGGGCGATATACCCTCTAATCATTCAATTTCCCTATCAAATCATCTACATTTCCATTATTTTCAATTAATAATTTCATAACTAATTGCATAACATCATAAAAAGCTAAGTCGTTATCTGTGCTTGTATTAGCAAAAGAGTTTAAATCTTTTATCCTCTTATCGTAATGAGCATCTAATCTCTTGCTAATGTCGTTTCTATTAAGATTCTCTAAGTCAATAGGTAATAATCGTAAATCATTCTTATAGTTTGTTACAAGTTGAGTTTGTAACTCACTCATAGCTTTGTCAACCTCATCAGCTCTAATAGTTGCACCTCGTGCTAATTCATTTTCTAAAAGTATCTTTTCTAATTTAGCTTCGGCTATATTTGCATCAGCTTCATCTTTTCTATCTCTTGCATCTCCAAAACTTTCATGTTGTACTTTACTTCTTTTACTTGCAAACTTGTTAGTTAATTCTTCTTCAAGCTTAAGCAAATCGTGTTCATGTTTAGCTTTTAATTTATTGCCATGATATTCAACTTCATACTCAACATGTAACTTAATTGCATCACTTAATTCAAATTTTTTGGATAGAGGTAAGAGTCCTTTTTGCATATACCATTTCAATCTATGCTCATCAATCATTAACAACTTCATTAGTTCAAATTTACCAATTCTCATTAAATCCACCTTTTTTAGGTATATATTACTAAAAATTAATTGATATGACAACTGTATAAATTTTATACAGTTTTGTGATTAAAAAGTGTACAGACGGGAAAAAAGTTGTTAAAATGTAACTGTTTTACGACGAAACACACGATTTATAACTGTTTTTCGGCATTCTAACCTTAATTGAAACTTAGATATCCGAAAATATACCGATGATCGGAGGTTTTTTTGAGCATAAAAAATACTATATTTTAAGCTATTTTACCCCGCCCCGTGCAAACTTGTTTAAGGTTGTAAAAAAAATTATTCAGAGAGAGGAAAGCCGCGAATTTTGCAATCCCCATG